GTTGGCGATGGCGGTGTCGACGGCGTCTTGCAGGAACGTGGCGACCTGCTCCGTGGGCAGCTCCGCGCCGACGAACTTGGCGAGGAATTCCTTCATGCCGGTCTTGCCCAGGCGCTTCACCAGGAAGCCCATCGGGATCGCCTCGGTCGCCGCCTCGATGGTCCCTTCGGCTGCGCCACCGACCAACGCTTCGTTCGGTGTCGCGCCGCGCTCGCGGTACTTGCCGTAGGCCGTGACCCCGGTCTGCGAGCCTAGCAGGCCGATGGTCGTCGTAGGGTTGCGCGTCACCACCCCGGCGCTGATCGCCGGCAGGGCGTTCAGCAGGCTCTCGACGCCGCCGAACACCGAGCCCGCAAGGCGCGACTTGAAGTCGGGTGTCGCCAGCTCCTTGCTGAACTGAAGCTGGCCGGTCTTGCGCTTGGCGCTCTCGGCCACGTCCTCGAACCCGACCATGTCGGCGACGTAGGCGCGCACACCCTCGCGGGCGAGCGCCCAGTCGCTCAGGTGGTTATGGAACAGCCCGCCGAGATACGACCCCACAGTCGGCTGCGGCCCGCGCGGCACGCGCAGGGACGGCCCAGGGCGCGCGCTGAGCACGTTCTTCATGTACTCCTGCGTGCCGGTCAGCAGCGGGAAGCCCTGCTTCATCAGGCCCTCGACGCGGGCCATGTCCGGCAGGCTGTCGTGGCTGACGGCGGCGTTGCCCAGCGACTGCGCCAGCCACGCGGACATCTTCGGCGCGGTGTCGAGGATCGCGCTGTCGGTGCGGTTGCGCACCGAGGCCTCAAGCGCCGCCTGCTGGTCCTTGGCCGTCGCCGGGCCGACGCCGGTCGCCTGGGCCAGCGCGCTCAGCTTGGCGGCCTCGTCGGGGTTGGTCTCCCGTGCGCGTTGCAGGTTCACGAACGCGGCGCTGGTGTGCTTCGGCTTGCCGAGTACCGCGTCGAGGCCGGCGTCGAGGGCGTCAGCCATCAGTCGGTCCCTACGCCGACCGCCTTGGCCGCGCGCCAAGTGTCCAACACCTCACGGTTGGTCGGCGCACGGCCGTAGGTCTGTGCCAGCCGCACGCGGACGCGCTCGTACTCCTGCGCCGGGATGGCGCGGATGTCGGCCGCCGTCGCACGCCCGGTCTTCTCGTCGACTTCGACCCCCACCTCGAACAGCGGCTTGCTCTTCGGCCTGCCGAAGAAGTCCTTCTCGCCCGTCGCCACGCCGGCCAGCATGCGCGTGCCGATGGCCCTGATCTCGTCGTGCGTCAGCGGCTTGCCGGCGTTGCGCTGCGCCAGCTCGACGGCCGAGAACCACCGGCTCTTGAACGTCGCCAGTTCCTCCTTGGCGTTCGGCTTCAGCATGTCCGGCGGCGCGACGTCGGCGGCAAGCTGGCTGATGTCGGCGTACTGCGCGGCCGGCGCTTTCCACTGGTCGCCCGTGCCCCGGCGCGCGTCGCTCTGCATGCGGCGGAACTGCTCGAAGTCGGACTTCGACAGGGTGGGTGCGAGCACCAGCAGGTCGGCCTGCTTGAACGCCTCGGGGTTGGTCTCGATCAGGCCGTAGAGCCTGTCCAGGGTCTCGGGCGACGTCTGCCGATCCGCGCCCTTGCGCTGCGCCTCGATCATCGCCGTCTGGTGCTGCGGCGACATGGCGCTCCAGATCGGCTTGGGGATCGCCGTCCAGGACTGCCCGGCCTGGATGTAGGGCTGCGCCGCGTCCCAGGCGTCCGACTGCCGCTGGTTCTCGGCGGCGCGGTTCAGGTTCACCTTGCTGAGCGCGGCGGCGCGTGCCGCCCGACGCTGCTTCGGGTCCTCGAACTGCTGCGCCCAGGCCTCGGCCTGCTCGATGGTGCGGACGTCCTGCGGAAGCGGGGCCTTCTGGCTGCCGCCGAGCGCGCGCGTGATGTTGGCGACGTAGGTCTTCGTCTCGGCGTAGGGGATTTTCTCGGCCCACTCGCGCGCGCTGATCTCGCCCTTCGCCGGGTCGCCGAACTGCTTCACCCACTTGCGCGCCGCGCCGGGGCCGGCGTTGTAGGCGGCCAGCGCCACGACCACGCTGCCGCCGAAGTCCTGCAACTGCTTGTTGAGATACGCCTCGCCCAGCTTCGTCTGATAGGCGACGTCCTCGGGCTTCTTGCTGACCATGCGCTCGGGCTGCCAGGAGACGTTCGCCAGTCGGGCCGCCTCGGGGCCGGTAGCGGGCATGACCTGCATCACGCCGGCCGCGCCCTTGGGGCTCACCGCCGCGCCGTTACCCCGGCTCTCCTGATGGGCGACGGCGGCGATCAGCGCGGACGTGGCGCGCGGCAGCTTCGCGTCGACTGCTGTCGGCGGGGCCTCGCCCTCGACCAGCGCGCCGATCTCGTTTTCCTCGGCGGTCTTGTCGAGCTGTTCCTGCAAGCGCACGGCGGTCGGCGGCGCGAGATAGCCCTTCGCCAGCGCGTCGTTCAGCCACGCCTGCGCCGGGCCGGTGTCGCCGCGCTGGATCATGTCGCTGACGGCGTAGGTGTTCACCTCGTTCAGCTTCTCGCGCTTCATCGCCTGGAGCACGGCGGGGTCGGCGACGCCCTGCGCCTGGGCGCTGTCGACGATGGCGGCATCCAGCACCGCCAGCTCGCGAGCATAGGCGGCCGGGTCGCGGTAGGAAATCTGCGCGTTGGTGGTCTGGTTCGACACGCGGGCCGCCGCGCTGGCGCGGTTGGCGAACTGGCTCTCGCGGACGCCCTGGCTGGCGATCTGCGCACGGGTTTGCTCCAGGCGCTGGCTGACCTGAATGTCGATCATCTGGCGCTCGGCGTCGTTGCGCGCCATCGCACGCGCCTGCTCGGCGGCCTTTTCGATCCGCTTCACGTACTCGGGCGCGCTGTCGACGTAGACCTGCCCCTGCCGCTTCATCAGGCCGTCTTCGCCGGTCAGGTGCTCGCGGACCTGGGCCGAGAAGTGGATGTCGGCTTCGCGCGCGCGGATGTTCGCCTGCTCGTCGGCGATGCGCTGCGTCAGGTCGCCGACGCCCTCCACCGCGCGCCCCAGGCGCTGCATGCTCTGGCCGACATTGCCGCCGAAGGCTTCAGCCCCAGGCCCGGTGCGGCGTGTCGTGTCGAGCGCGCGACGGCGGACCTGACCCGGCTCGTAGACAGGGATCGTGACCATCCGCTACGCGCCCCACTTCGGACGACCGTACTTCTTCCACACCCCACCGAGCTGCGTCGCGCCCGAGAGCACCGTCGAGCCGGCGTCGATGACCCTCTGCGTGCGGGCGTTCGCGGCCTGGGCGCGTGAGCCGGCGGCGTCGGCGCGGTAGTTCGCCGCGTTGATCCGGTAGCCCTCGGCCTCGCGGTTGGCGTTCTCGTAGATGTTGCGGGTGTCCTCGGCCGCCAGCAGGTCGGTGTCCTGCGCCACGTCGAGCGGTGAGCCGAAGCCCAGCTCGATGCCCTGGGCCGCCGCGCTGACCGTCTGCCGGCCGCGCAGGGCGGCGACCTTGCGTCCATGCTCCAACGCGTCCAGCTCGCCGCGCTCCAGCGCCTCGCGCGCGGCGCGGTCGGCGTTGATGGCGTTGACGTCCGAGAGCTTGGCTTGGTACTTCGCGGCGGCGCTGGCGGCCTTGCCCTGCTGGATTTGGCCGTAGGCGGTGGTGGCTGTCGCGGCGACAGTCGTCGCGGCGGTGATGGCTCCTGCGTTCGTGGCGAGGAAAGCGCCGACAGCAGCCAGAGCAGGTCCACACATGCGATCAGAAGCCCTTCGTGAAGTGGCTCATCGGCTCACCGTTGAAGACGTGATACTCGTTTTCCACCTGAAAGCCCATACGCGCAAGCCAGCGCTTCGCCGAGTGGTTCCGAGTGGAGACGTAGCCTTCCAGCTTGGGGAAGACCGCCTCGATCCTTGCGATGTACTTCGGCGCTTCGCGCAGGAACAATCTCGCCGCCCTGCGCGCCTGCTCAGAACCGAGGAACCAGGGCGCTCCGACGCCGCCCATCACGCTCACCGGCGCAACTCCAAACATGGCGTGCGGCCAGCCGTCGACCTCTCCAGTCCAGCACAGCACGCTGGTCTCGCACGCTTCGGTCAGTGCCGCCCAGGGGCTATAGCCAGCGGCGCGGCATTCGGCTTTGTCGATCTCACGCATCAGCACGCTGACCCGCTCGACATCCAGGTCTTGCGGGTCACGGATCAGGACTTGCACTGGTCTTCTTGAAGTATTTGTTCGAGACGAACAAAGGTCTCGCCTTCCCATTCGCCTATAAGACGAATGTACCCATGCGGACCTTTACGGCTTTCAAACTCCATGCCGTATTCATCGCGAAGTTTTATAAAGGCTTGGCCGTCGTTTTTCTTAACGTGCAGGTCTTCACCTCGGCGTAGCGCGTCGTATATTTCACGTAATCGCGTACCGGGTTTAGGACGCCCATCGGCATTCATTTTGCCGCCAGCACGTTTACGTAGAAAGGCGCTCGCTGGAAGCTGTCGGGTCATGGTCGGTGTCCTCCAAACACCGGCCGAACCTACTCGGGAAGGTAGTCGGGCGTCAATCCGAGCACGGTCATGGGCAAAGGATACCTCTGCCGCACGACGATGTCGGCGGCGCGCCAGTCGCCGTTGCCCACCTCGACCTGCAACTCGCCTGAGAACAGCCGGGTCGGCTCGCCCATCGGCTCCAGCTCGCGGGTCTTCACTTCGTCGATCTGCGCGATCTCGTCGTCGCTGGACGCCGGCTCTAGCTGGCCGGGTGGCAAGTCCTTGCCGATGCCGATCTCGGCTCCACGCGTCTTGAGGAACCGCGCCGTCACCGAGCCGATATTCACCGGCTCGCCCTTGGTCTCGGCCGCACCCAGCGGCAGCGTCCTGATCCAACTCTCATAGGGCAGCCCGGCCACTACCTTGCTCGCCGGCTGCGTCAGCGCGAACGCGCCCGTGCTGTCCAGCACGATGCCCTGGTAGGCGGCTCCGTCCGCCAACACGTCGATGGTGCGGCCGGCGAGGTGCGGCGCGCGGAACGACGTGCGGGGATCGCCGTCGTACACCAGGGCGCTGTCCAGGTAGACCGCGTCCTCGACCGCCTCCCAGCGCGGCGACGCCATGTACTCGATGAAACGCTTGTCGCCCCGCTTGATCACGGCGTAGAGGACGTCCTCACCTTCCTCGCTGACCGTGCAGACGCTCTCGACCTCGCCATCGGTCTGCCATTTCGTCCAGCCCCAGACCTGTTGCTCAGCCTGCCACGTCAGCACCCGCACGTCGCCGTCCGTCATCGGCACGGCCACCACGCTCAGCGGGAATTCCGCCCAGGCCATGTCGACGGCGGTCACGTTGAGGAAGAAGTGCGGTGCGAACACCGTCAGGTCGTTGCCCTTGTAGCCGTCCGCCTCGAATTGATAGCCGACCGTGCGGAGCTGCCCGCCCTTGGCGGTGACGTACATCGCGATGTCGTCGATCACGACCGGCCGCACCCGGCTCGCGCCGCGATAGCCCTCGGGCGTGATATCGATGGACGTCGGCGTCAGCGCGCCGGTCTGGTCGCCGCCCTTGATCGAGAAGATCGTGTCGGTGGTCAGGATGATCAGGCTCTTCAGCGGAACCAGATGCATGATCGCGTTCACACGCCGGCCGCTAACCGCGAACGTCACCGCGTCGGCGTCGTTCACCGGGCGGCTGGCGTTGAAGTTGAACAGGTTCGCGCTCTGGCTGCCCCATACCCCGTTCGGCTTGTTGTAGGTCCGCGCGTACATGGCGCGCTGCTGCCAGAACGTCACCACCGCCGGATGGTCGTTCTCAAGCTGGAAGGGGTCGCGCGGCCGGGGGTAGGACTGGCTGAAGTCGGGCGCGATGTTGTCGTCGACGAAGCTGTCGCCGTCCGTCGTGCCGATGAAGCCGTAGGTTCCCGCGCCGAACTTGTAGACGTTGTAGCGCTCGACGCCCGGCACGGCCGTCCACTCGATCTCGTTGTAGTTGCCCTTCAGCGTCAGGTCGTTGGTGAGCGCGATGCCGCCCGTGTTCAGGCTCTCCTGGCCGGTCGCCGCGTCGATGCTGGTGATGACGTAGCTGTAGCTCGTCGCGACGTAGCCTGTGCCCATGTTGGGCGTGAAGGCTGTGCCGTTGTAGACAGCCGGCGGCGTGACCGTCGCCACGTAGTTCGCGTACGCCAGGGTCCAGTTGTCGTGCGCGTAGCGGGTCAAGCGCATCGGCAGGATGTCCAGGTGCGTCAGGATCATCACGTCGGCGGCCTGCTCGTAGCCGATGTCGAACAGCAGCTCCTGATGCAGCGGGGTGTCGAGCTGGAAGATGGCGCGGACGCCCATGAGCCACCTATGGCGCGTTGATGTGGAAGTCGCCGCCGAAGTACACCGCCGGGTAGTCGATCACGTCCTCGAACGGTGGGGTCGGAGGCGGCGGATCGGTCGGAGCCGGCGGCGGGGGCAGAGGCGGATCGCCACCGCTGCCGCCGGCTGCGTCGCCCGCCACACCGCCGCCCGAGCCGGTGAACACGCCGAAGGTGGTCGTGTCCAGGTCTATCGTGATGGTGTTGGCCGTGACGGCCGTCACGCGCGCCTGCACGCCGTTGATCTCGGTCATGCCCTCGATGTTCTCGAACACCACATCCCATCCCACCACGTAGCCGTGCGCGGGGGCTGTGACGACGGCCGGGTTTCCGTTCGTGATGTCCGTGACCAGCAGTTCCTTGCGCAGCACGTAGCCGCCTCGGGACATGAACCGCAGGGTGTGGTCGCCCAGGACCATCGCGTAGCCCTGGTTCACCGAGAACTGGAACGGGATGACCCGCACGGGATAGGCGCTGTTGTGCGCCTCGTCGCCGAAACGCCAGCCTGGGCGGCGCGCAACCCCGCCCGCCGGCAGTCCCACGACATTCCGCGCCCGCCGCAGCGCCGTGCGGTACTTCGCCGTGTCGGTGCGGGCCAGCAGATCGTCGCCGATCTCGCCGCCCGAGAACGTGGGCCAGTCGACTTTCATGGCGTCATCAGCTCAAGGATGGAACCGCTCTGGATTGTGACGTTGCTGAAGTTGCTCACCGTGATCGTCGCGCCGTTCGTGTAGTCCGCCGGGTTCTGCTGTCGCACCTCGGACAGGAAGACGCTGGCGACGATCTGGCTGACCGGAACGCGCACGTCCCAATTCGCCGGCCACGTCGGCGCGGTCATGTCGCGCTCGATGTAGTTGCCCACTAGGGCGAAGCACTTCGCGTCCTTGGTGAAGCCCGAGAACACCAACGTGGTGCCTGTAGGGCTGGACGCCTCGTTGCGAATGGCCAGCGTGGATGGGCCGCGCCAGACGCAGACGTCGGCCGCCCAGAAGCCGCCCGTCCCGATGTCGTTCGCCGCGCTGAGCGAGGCCGAGAGATCGGCGGCGTCGACCCGTTTGTAGATGTACGAGACCTTGAACGTGCCAAGCGTGGTCGTGGCCGTCGTCCAGCCGCTAGAGCCCGTCACCGCCGGCCCCGTCACCGAGCGGTAGATCGCCACCATGACGAAGTCGTCTGCGGCAGTACCGGATGGCAGCGAGATCGCAACGCTCTTCGTCGCCGCTGGGAGATTGCCATACTGGCTATAGCCGACGAAGCCGCCGTCGAGCGTTGAAGGCGGCGTGAAACGGTAAGCGCTGAGCAAACCGGGCATCAGGCACGCTCGTAGGTCAGCACCGCCACAAGGGCGACCGCGCCTGCCCCGGCCGTGTCGATGTCGAACGTCACTTCGGCGTAGGCCGCAATGGTTGTGTCGCTGAGCACGGGCGACGTAGCGGCGGTCGACGACGTCAACTCGCCTGCGTCGATGGTGCACTTCGTCGACAGGATCGACGCGCCACCCTCGTTGACGTCGACCGTCACCACACCCGAGCTGCTGACCGTCTTGAGATAGGCGCTCACCTCGATGTTCTTGATCGCGTAGGGGAAGCGGTGCCGCGCCTTGTTCGCGCCGGTGGTGATCGCCGTCGTCTCGTCGCTGAGCGCGATGGCGAAGTGCTCCTTAAGCGCCAGTTGCCCACGGGCCGCATCGCTGTCGCCGGCCGCGATCCAGGCGCGGCCGAAGGCGGTCAGGTCGGTGACGCCCAGCGTGCTCGCGCCGGTCTGGTAGGTCAGCTTGTCGGCGGCCCAGGTCTGGGCGGCGAGCGCATCGAGCTGCGCGTCCCATGCCTGGACGTCAGTCCCGATCTCCAGGTCGAGCAGCGCCTTCATGCCGGCGTAGTTGGCCTCGATCAGCGCGATGCCGTTGGCGGTGGGCACGATGCCCGAGGCCTTCAGCGTCTTGCCGCCCGTGCCGCTGTAGACCGCGATCTCGTTGTCGGCCACGCCGCCCGCCGGCCCCGCCACGTCGCCGGTCGAGACGCCCAGCAAGGAGACCATGGCGGCGAAATTGGCCGCCTCGATCAGCGAGATGCCGTCTGCGCTGGGCACGATGCCCGAGGCCTTGATCGCGAGCCCGCTGGTCCCGTTGTAGACCGCGATCTCGTTGTTCACGACGCCGCCCGCCGGGCCGCTCACGTTGCCGTCGCCGACCCCCGCGCCCGCGATCAGGGCGTTCACCTCGGTCTCGAAATCGGTGATCTCGGCCACGACGTGGGTGTGCGCGCTGGGCGTGAAGGTCGCCGGCTTGCCCGTGATGTCGCCCCAGGCGGCGGTGAACGGCGTCGCCGCGATCAGCGCGTCGACCTCGGCTTCGAAGTCGACGATCTCGGCCGCCGTGTGGGTGTGGGCGCTGGGCGCGAACGTCAGCGGCTTGTTCGCGATGCTCGCCCACTCGACGCTGCCCGCGCCCCCGCCACCCAGCGCCGCGACCTGATTGCGCAGCTCCTGGATGTCGTCGCCAACCGTCCGCGCGAGGCTGTCTATGGCCTGTTCGATCTGGGTGAGGGTCGCCATCAGTCGTCCAGCGCCTCTTCATAGACCCCGAGCGGGTTGAAGTCGGGGTAGACCGCCTCGGGTCCAGGGAACCGCAGGTGCTCCCAGCTCGCGCCGGCGCGCGCCAGGATGGCTGCGGGGATAAAGTCGCCGTAGCGGTTGTCGGCCTCGTTGTGGTTGAACGCCTGGGCGCGCTGGAGCGCGCTCTCGGCGGCGTCGCTCAGCTCGCGCTGCCGCTTGGGGCTCTTGATCACCGGCATGCAGATCGGTGCGGCGAGCGCCGCGATCAACGCGCTGCGGAAGAGCGCACCGGCCTGTGCGACCGGGTCGTTGCGGCTGATGTACTCGATCTGTGGAGCCAGATCGTTCGTGTACACGTAGGCCCCGACGTAGTCGTAGTCGACCTTGAGCGACATGGTCTCGTCGTAGACGCAGAGCACGAAGCTCATGTCGGCCGGCGCGGCGTAGCGGTAGAGCCAGTAGGGCTCTCGGTCGCTGTCGTCGAGTCCGGCCAGCGCCGCCAGCCGGCGCGAGAACCTCCAAGGTCCCTGCTGAAGCAACGTCTCCAGGACGTGCCGATACCAGCGCTTGCACTCGCGCGCCGCGACGCTGTTCTCGTCGAGCCCGACGATGGGACCGGCGGGGAGCTGACTGAGCGCAAGGTTACTGATCTCGGTCGGGGTCATGGCGCTACTCCCACAGCGCTCTCTTGATAGCGCGCTTGATCCCTCGCGCGATAGCCCGCTTGAGCATCTTCACGTCGGTCGGCGCTTCGACCACGTTCAGTTCGAAGGTCGCCGGGTTGGTGTAGCCGCCATCGTTGGCGACGCTGAACGTGTAGGTTCCCAGCGCGTCGGGCGTAAACGTGAAGGTCTGCCCATCGAAGCCGGCGGGGAGCACCTTCGTGTTGTCGTCCCAGGCTCCCGTGAGATCGGCGCTGGTGGTCAGGTTCACGCCCGACTTCGCGTAGCCCGAGGGCAGGACCACGATCTGGATCGGTTGGCCGACGTAGTAGGGACCGACCGTCACGACGGAGACAGCCAGGGTGAGGACCGGCGGCCAGACATGCGCGTCGAACGCGACGAGGTCCGTGCCGACGAGCTTCGTGAACTCGTTCCCCGAGCCGACATTCCATTGGCCGGCGTTGATCTGCGCAGCCGTACCGCAGAGGGCGATACGCGGCGACGTGCCGGTCAGGGCTTCGAAGTTCGGACCGGCGTTGGACGGGCTGAAACGCTCGCGCTGTGCGTCGTCCGAGAGATCAATCCACACGCCGGGCCAGAGGACGATTGGACCGAGAGCATCGCAGACGAAGCTGGGTGTGGAAGCTGCACCACCGACCTGCTGGGAAGCGGTGCCGTCGTCCAGGTCGATCAGCGCATCCTGTGTGACCGTCGTTCCGGTCTGGTCGAGGACGTCGTTGATGTAGAGCTTGAGTGCATCGGTGTCGTTCGTGAGCGCTGTGTCGATAGAGAACATCGCGCGCTTCATCGTGCCGTCAGCGACGTCAGTGTTGCTGTCGCACTGTGCGATGACAGTCCCTGCATTGTTGCGCAGGACGAGGCGCAACTTGCCTGTTGTGAGGACGGAAATCGAGACGTCGGTCGTGCCGGCCGAGCGGTTCAAGAAGGTTTGCGAGATCGCCGGGTTGCCGGCAGGGAACTGGAACTCAACGAGGCCCGTGAGCATCTTGCTCTCGGCCGTGCCGATGGCCTGCGCCGCCGTTTGCCGCCAGATCGCATCGGCCGGCGAGGGCCATACGCTGTGCGGATACTGGACAAGGTCCAGCGTCTTCGCGCGCCACTCGAACGTCTCGCCGCCCAGCGTCACAGCGCCGACCGTCGTGATCGCGCTGCCGTTGCCCGTGGTGACGAAGAACTCGATCCACGTCCCGTGCGCGATAGGTGCCGTGTCGGAGGTCTCTGCGCTCGCGCCCGTTGCACTCGGGATCGAGTTGGTCCGATACGTGACGCCGGGCCCGACGCTCATCTCGCGCATCTGCCGGCCGCATTGAGCGAGTATCCAGCCGCTGCTGACCTTCGTTGCAAAGGCTTGGTTGCGCAGTGTTGGGAAGCCGAGCCAGGACGACACCGTATCGTAGGGCTTGCTCGACCCGCCCCAGCGGTCGATCAGGTCCTGGATCGTCATGCCGGCTTCAACGGCCCCGACACCCGGCGTCGAGCAACGGAGCGCCTGGAACAGGGCGTCGCCGCTCAACGTGTCCCATTCCGCGTCGTTCGCGGGCGGGCTCGCCAGGAAGGCGTTGTAGGAGCTGCCGGCGTTCGCCCGGCCCGTCACGACGTTGCCGACAGCCTTGATGCTCTGGTTGAGCGTAATGGCCTCGACGAAGTTGTTCTTGACGAGGGACTGCCCAGGGAACGACGGCTCGTTCTGCACGGCGATCACTGCGGCTGAGGGTGACGCGGCCGGGACGCCCGTGTGCGGGTTCGTGAACAGCTCGTTCTGAACCGGCGTGTTCTTGTTCGGACGTGTCAGGAGGGTGTTGCCCTCGATCAGGTTGAACGCGGAACCGCGCGCGTTGAGGCCGGCGCTGTTGTCGGCGTTCGACAGGCCGATGCCCACGGAGGAGATGCGCGAGATCGCCCAATTCTCCTTGATGATCCAGCCCGTGTGCGGGTAGCCGAGCGGCGTGTCGGACAGGAAGATGCGTTGCACCTGCCCCCGACAACCCGCCGAATACTCCAGCACGTTGCCCGCGCAGAGGCCGTTCTCGATGCGCGTCGTGCTGTCGCCAGGGCCGCCCGTGTCGGTCGAGAAGGCCTGGATGATGGCGTCGCCGTGCGGGTTGCCGTTGTCTTGCGGCTGACACCAGCCCACGTCGAAGTAGTGGTTGGCCGTGACGTCGAGCAGCGGGATCGCGGCGAACGCGCCCGTGAAACCGATGGTGACGCTGTCGCCGTACATGCGGCGCATGCGGTTCTTGTTGATGATGAGCGGATAGCCGCCGACGGACGTGATGACGATGCCGCGCAGGCTGTCTTCAAGATCGCAGTCCTCGATCAACACCGAGCCGTTGAGGCTGCTGAGGTTGATGAGGTCCGGCATCGAATAGAACATGTTGAAGCCGCCACCGGCCACGTCCCAATTCGCGGTCGCGCCGTCGCCGAACAGTTCCGCGTACTTCCCGCCGGTGTTGGCCGTGTCCCACGCGGCCATGCTGTTCAGGTGATCGCCGACGCGGACCTTGCACGAACGGATTTCGAGGCCGTTGAGCGCGCCGTGCCCTGTGCCGATCAGCGGCGACTTCTTCTGCGACAACTCGGGGTGGTAGTCGGTGTCGACGAGCTGGATGTTGAGGCCTTGCAGCGTCACGCCCTGGACGCCGCCGCCGACATCCCCGATCACAAGCCGCTGGATCGTGTGGCTGTGTGTGGTCTGCGCCGCGACGGTGACGCCGTCAGCCGCCGTGTTCGGGATCGTGAGCGTGGTGAACGCCGCGCCGTTGGCCAGCTCGACCGTGTCCAGGCCCGTTGCCGACGCGATGGCGCTGGCAAACTCCGCGTCGGACGTGACCTGGAGGATCGCCATGCACTACGCCGCCAGATAGACCGTGACCGGGCCGCTGGTCACGGAGACCAGCTTGACCTGCAACCGGCCGCGCCCGACGAAGTCGTAGTAGGCGGCGCGCTCGGTCTCATCCTGCGAGCCGACCAGGATCGCCACGCTGTTGTCCGCCTCGAACGTCCGGTAGACCTCGACGGAGAACGCCGAACCGCCGCTCACCATGATGTTGCAGGGGCCGTTGAGCCCCAGGAAGTCCGAGGTGTCGTCGGCAGCGGTGAGCACCGCCTTGCGCGCGGTGTCGCTGCTGGCGGCGGAAAAGGGTACGATGGCCATCTCGGCTCCCTTAGCAAAAAGGGCGGGCGCTCAGCACCCGCCCTCTGATCTACACGGCCTTGACGCCGCCGACTAGGCGAGCGCGCTGATGGCGCTCTCGTCCAGCTTCTCCAGCTTGCGCTGGGCGCTCTTGTCGCCGTTCCGCGCGGCGATCTTGAGCGCGGTGCGTTCGGCCTCCAGCTTCGCCTGGGCCTCCAGCGCCGAGCCGATCTCACCCGACTGCATGCTCTCAACCGTGCCCTTGTCGCGGTTCGGGTTGTTCGCCCAGGGGTCACGCAGTGCGGTGCTGCCGCTGGGCTGCCCGATCCCCGGCCCCTCGCCGTTGCCGGGCGGCTCGTCGGGGAACTTGGTCGGCGGCAGCGCCCCGTCGGTCGGCCGCAGGTTGGGCAGCTCGGCGGCGTCGACCAGCAGCGTGCCGGGGTCGACGCCGGTCGGGTTGATGATCGCGTCGAGGCTGTTCTTCCGCACGTTGAGCACGGAAGGCAGCGGCGCGTCGGGCAGTTCGGTGACGGTGAGCTTGACGCCGTCGAAGAAAGCTTTCGTGGCCATATGGCCCTCCTGTTGCGGTCAGTCCGAGGCTAACGCCCGAGACTAGAACCCGGTGTTGCCCAGCGTGAGCTGACCGCCCTCGGTGTTCATGACGATGCCGGCCCAGATCGCGCCGGCCGTGGCGTCGCTGCCCGTCACGTCGAAGAACATGTCGAGGTAGCGCTTCGCGGCCAGCGGCTCGACCGCCGGCCACGGCACGTCGAGCAGCACCTTGCCGGCGGCGAGACCGCCCGAGGCGAGCGTGATCGTCGGACCGGTGACGATGGTGTCGGGGCTGCCCATGTTGGCGGCGGCCGACTGCCGGATGCTGACCGCGAGCGACGTCAGGGTCGCGAACGTGGTCGTCACCAGGGCGATGAAGCGCAGGCCCTGTGCCCCGGAGCGCTGGAGGTAGCGCGCCGTGGTCAGGTCGATCTGGTTGGCGCTCGCCGCATCGACCGTGACGGCCTGATTGCTGGCGAAGGTGAGTTGGGCGTCGGTGATCATATCGGGGTCCTTGAAGAGTGAAGGGGCTGGGCGCGCGAAGCCCTAGACGACGCGCGCTTCGTCCACGTTCAGAGCATCGGTGCGCCGGATCGGGATGCCGTCGAACGACACGATCTTCTTGCCGCCGATCTCGTCCCAGCCGAGCACCCCGGCGTTCTTCTGCGACACCATCTGCCGACGCAGGAAGCCGGTGATCAGGCGCGGCGCGTAGAACACTAGCCGGGTGTCGGCCCGCTCGGTCGACTGGATCAGCTCGGTCGCCTGGATCATCAGGTCCTGAAGGTTCGCGCCGGTCGAGCCGGACGCGGTCAGCTCCGACTTGTCGATGTTGGCGATGCGGACGATGTAGCGGTAGTCCTTCACCGCGAGGCCGCAGTTCCATTCGAAATGGTCGCGGTAGACGAGGTAGTCATTGTTGTCGGCGTCCTTGGCGTAGTCGCCGATGGGGTAGCCGTCTTCCGCCGGCCGCGTGTTGGCGGTCGTGTCCATGTGCATCAGCCCGGCTTTGGTGCCCTTGGGGTAGATGCCCGTGACGGTGTTCGGGCCCCAGGCGATCAGCCAGATCGAGCGGTTGTCCGTGCCGGTGCCGCCCGCGTCCACGATCTGGTTCGCGTTGAACCCGCTCTTGGAGTTGTAGCGCGGCGCGAAGCCGGTGAACTCCTTCGGCGACGTCTTGGCATTGCCGTAGAAGAGAGTGGTCGCCATGGCTTGGTTCATGGCTTCGAAGAACGGCTGGGCTTCGTTCATGCGGTAGGTCGCGGGGTCGCCCGAGAGGATCGCCAGCTTGCGGTCGATCTGGCTCTGGGCCTCCAGCATGGCCGAGCCTTCATCGACGGCGGCGACCGTGCTCTTGCTCTTCGGCACACCGGCGTTGATCTGGCGGAAGGCGACCGAGGGCAGGCCGGTGCGGACGCTGGTCCGCTCGCCGGTCGTCAGGTTGCCTTCCTTCCACGCCATGTCGGTCAGGATCGGGTTGCTGGCGCTCAGCAGCTCGGCGATCACGGCGGCGCGGCCTTGCGGGTCCTGGCGCGTGGCGACGTCGATCAGGGTGTGCACCTGGGTCGCGAGAAGGGTCATTCGTAGCTCCGTTCCTAGGCTGCGGCGTCTCGCGACGCTGCGTCGAATTTGTCAGGGTTTACCGTCTCACGACGCTCCGACCCTGGGCGGTAGTTCGGTCAGGACTTCTTCTGATACTCCTGGCCGTAGAGAATTTGCGCGGCGGACATCTCGCCCGCCCCGCGCCCGTCGCCTCGGGTGACGTCGCCTTCCGACAGGGACTTGCCCAGCTTGAGGAACAGCCGCGCCACCTCGGGATGGTTGCCGAGCCGCGACTTCTCGAACAGCGCCACCAGCTCGGGCGTCGCATAGGCGTCGCGGCCGGCGGCGATCAAGGTGAGGTTCTGCTCGTAGTTCGCGCCGCCGATCTCCTTGTCGGCTTTGATCTGCGCGGCCCACTGGCCCATGTCGGACATGCCCAGCAGGTCCAGGGTCTGCTGCTGCACGACCTGGGACACCTCGGGCAGCACCTGGGTCGCGTAGAACTGCGCCACGCCCTGGGCCTGCTCGTTGCTGAAGCCCAGCTCCTTGAAGATCGGGGTCGCCTGCTCGACGAGCGCGGCGTCCATCACGACGTCCTTGCCGTCGATCTTGACGGTCAGCTCGTAGGCGTCGGGGACGCTGGACGCGGCGACGCTGTCGTTGCCGTCCGCGCCCGAGATGCTGTCGTTGCCCTCGCCGCCGCTGACGCTGTCCTGGCTGTCGTTGCCCGACACGCTGTCGCTGTTACTGTCCGCGCCGCCCTCGGTGCTTGCGCCGCCGAGCACACTCGGCTCTTCGCCGCCCGGCAGCGGAGGCGCGACTGCGCCCGGCGTCACCGGAGGCGCTTCGTCAGGGCTCCAGGTCGGGATCGAACTCGTCAGGGTCTGGGTGTTGTAGGTCCGCATGGTCCTCTCGGGGTTGGGGTATCGCCGCACTCAGGAGATTGCCCTCGCGTTCGAGCAATCCGAGGATGTCGGGTCTGACATCCTTGAGCATATGCAGCACTTCCAACCCCGCAGACCTACGTCCCACCTCATAGGCAAGATCGTGTGCGGTCCCGCGCGGGTTTGCGGGGATGAAAATGCCTAGGTCGCGTAGCCATGTCCACAAGAATTTGCGGAAGGCCGGGCTCTCGCCTAGCAGCGCCTCGATGCCCTTGAGCATCAGGCGGTGTTGAAGGTCGGAATTATTGAGGCGAGGCATCAGTCGGCGGGCTCTAGTCTCGCGGCTCCGCAGGTCAGTGCGAAGTAGGCTTGTTCACCGTCCTCGCGCTTCACATCGCAGCGCTGCCGGCCGTCCGTCGAGACCACCTCGACGATGTCGCCCAGCTTGGCGAAGCCGGGTGCGCCTGCACCCACAATCCGAAGACGTTGGCCGGGCTTAAGTTGTGCGTAGTCGATCATCGTGTCGTCCTCCAAACGACAGGCAGTCTACGTGCCCATGAGCCTTTGCGCCAGCGTCAGGCCCTCGTTGCCCGGCGTGTTGTACAGCAGCTCGGCGGTCTCAGCGCCGGCTTTGGCGGCCGGGGCTACGGTCGCTGCCATCTCGGCCTGCTGCGCGGCCTGGGTCGCCTGCTCGCGCGCCGCGCGGATTTCGGCGACGGCGTCGTCGCTGCGGACGATCTTGGCCGGGATGCCGGTGATATCCGCGTACTCGATCATGGCGGCGTCGGCGTCGAGGCGATCCATCACCTCGGGGAAGGCCTGCCCCACGCTGTTCGCGAAGCCGAAGGTCCGCTCGATCCCACCGAGGCCGATCAGGCGCTGCGCCTGGGCGAGCACCGAGATGAATTCCACCTCGATCTTCTCGCCCTCCAGCTCCTCGGGCATGTCCAGGTCGTTGAGCGCGCCGCTGCTCCAGAGGATTTCGAAGGCGCGGTCGATGGCGACTTCCAGCTTCTCCTGGTTCACGCGCTCCACCACCGGCCCGAGCTGCGTGAGCTGTTCCTCGTTGCGCTTGGCGATCTCTTCCATGTTGCGGGGCTGGATGCCCTGCATGTTGGTGATCGCCTTGAACAGGTCGACATAGAAGGCCTCGTCGACCGCTTGGTGTTGCAGGTCCACGTCCTCGCGCAGCGCGCTGATCGCCTGGGCGGGGATTTCCCAGATCGGGAAGAAACTGTTGCGGTCCATCTGCGCGCTGGCCGTGATCCGGCCGGGTTGCAGCGAGGCGTGCAGGTTGGTCAGCGTGGCCGGTGCGCCGAGCGGCGGCTTCACCAGATAGTCCAGCGCCTGCTGCTTGCGCAGCACCTGGAGCTGGAGTTGGCGCACGTCGGCGAGGCCGTTGAGCCCTGGGCTGACCGGGCTGTAGGGGTCGCTGCTCGACCCGTTCTCCCAGCGCGGCGACCAGAACGGCTTCGACCGGAAGCCCTGCACGTCGAGCAGCGCCTTCTGCTCATCCTTCTTGTCCACGTCCGAGCAGTAGGGCGACCAGTAGACGCTGCGGAACGCCATGCCCCGCGCGTCCTTCTTGTCCAGCTCCTGCGTGTCGTTGGGCTCGATCAGGTGGTAGACGCAGAACAGCGCGTCGTACTTGCCCTGATCGTAGGCCTCGACGATCTGGCGCGGGAAGACGTCGCTCGCCCGGCGGCCCTTGAGGAAGCGCCGGTAGATCGTCAACACGCTCATGTCGACGCGCCGGGCGACGGTGTCACAGGTCAGCGCGTCACCCGAACCCAGCCAGTATTCGCCGATCTTCAGCGGGTGGCAGACCAGCCCGTACTGCCAGTGCCGCTCCATGATGCCGGCCTCGACACCGTACTGGCCCAGCTCGCGGTAGCCGCTCTTGATCGCCGTGTAGAAGTTCGTGCCGCCCAGCAGCTCGTAGATGCGGCGCTCCACCTCATCGAGCCACACCTTGACGCCGGCCGTCGACGCCAGCGCCTTGTTCTTCACGGTCAGCTTGAACCAAGGCCGGGACGGCGCGCTGAGCCCCGAGTAGGTGCCGTTGCCCAGGATTTCGGAGGCCTTCACCGCGCGGCTGTCGAGCAGCTTGGTGTTCACCTGCATGCCCTGGCCGATCTTCACGACTTCCGTCGCGGACGACACGCCGGCTGCGGTGTAGCCCAGCAGGTAGGGGTTGGTGACGGGATCGCAGAAGCGGCTGATCTCCAGCCAGCCGGCCTCGTAGTTCTGTCGCTGCGAGCGCAGGCTCTTCAGCCGCGTCTCGACGTGTTTGCGCAGCCCGACGCGGGTGTTCTTGTCGAAGCCATCGAGCCCGCCGTCATAGGCCATCAGATGTCGTGCCTCGCTTCTTCGGCCAACAGGGCGGCGACGTCGGCGATCAGGTCCACCAGGACAGCCGCCGCGTCGCCGTGCAGTGCACGCTGCTTTGCACGCTCAGCCGCCTTGACGATGTCATCGAGCAGCTTCTGCCGACGTGCGTCCTCGGCCCTCATATCCTACATCCCGAGTAGGGTTTTGCCAGCCGTCGCGGCAGGCGCGAGGGCGGCGATGGGCGTGAACTGCATGTTGGCGTAACCCAGCCGGCGCTTGGTGCGCTCGGTGGTGTTCGTGAGGATCGCCGCATCGGACGGCGGCTTCGGCGCTTGGCGCTCGGGCAGTGGCTCAGGGGCCGGCGGGGTCTTCACCTTGGGCGCACACACTGTGGCGATCCTCCGAACGACTTAGGTGGACGTAACCGCGCTCACCTGGACGTTGAGATTGGCGCTGGAGAAGTTGGCTTCGACATCGTGGCCGCGCCAGCCCAGCGAACCCGAAACCGACACGCTCAACTCTTGGCCTTCTTCCAGCTTCACGAATTCAGCCAGAGCACCGGCTGTTACCTCGGCAAGCCGACGATCCTGCGCGTGCACCGGCTGCGACGAAACGACTTCGTCCATCTTCAGCACGACGAGCCGCTTGGCCTCATCGGCGCTGGGCGCGCGCACATTGAACGAAAAGCTCATCTCGTCACCTCAAGTCCGCGTAAAGGTCATAGTCCCCTACCATGGGTTCCTGTCGCGGTCCAACCATGCCAGAGCCGGGGATGTTCGGGTTGCTCCAGGCCCTGGGCGCGATCTCGTAGGCGAAGGTGCAGGCCAACGCGTCGCCGTTGTCCGGCGAGGGCAGGTTGCGCGGGGGTTTCTTCATGTCCTCCTTGCGCTCCAGCACAATCGAGGACTGGTCGCCCGCATAGCTGTACTGAGGCCCGACACAGTCCTGTTCCAGCTCGTTGTCGTCGGGGATCGCGCCGCCCGAGTAGAGCCAGTGGCGCATCTTGACCCAGATTTCGGTGCGCTTGTTGTGCACCTTCATCTGCATGTCGTTGTACTGCACAAGCCCGCCCGATCCGCCGAACGTCACGGGGAACACGTTGCGGATATTCATCTGCAACAGCCGGTCGATGATGGCGGCCCCGAAGCTGCCGTCGTCGATCATGATCGCGTCGAAGCCCCACTGGTTGTGCATCTGCACGATGTTGTCGACCAGGATCATCGTGCTGACGTTGCGCAGCTTGCGCCACGGGATGGTCTTGGCGTCCAGCCCACGCCTGGGGGCCAGCACGCTCTGGTCGTCGCCGTAGCGGGCGCAGTCCACGCCTAGGATCAGCGGGTCGTTCGGCAGGTAGAGCGGTGCGCGTTTGCGGGCGACCTGGACGACATCGCTCGGGATGAGCTGCATGAAGCCGGCGCGCGGGAATTCGCCTCGGATGCGGACGCGGACGTAGTCGCTGTCCAGGCCGTGCGCGTCGATCTTGCGTTGCAGGTCTTCCTTGTCCGTCCGCTTCACGTCGCGGCTGTCGATCTTGTTGAAGCGCCACATGTGGCGGAAGCGCCCGACAGCCCGGTCGGCGAACGCGCCCACGGGCTTCGTCGGGTTGCCGTACACCATGAAGATGATCTGCGTGTCGGCGTCGGTGGTCGCGCCTTCCATCGTCTCGTAGATCACCTCGTCGATCTCCGAGCCTTCGTCCATGACCAGCAGCAGGCGCTTGCCGGCGTTGTGCGCCCCGGCGAAGGCTGCCGGGTTGGTCGGACTGTTCGGGATCGCGTCGGCCCGCCACGTCTTCTCGTGCTCGGGGTCCTTGCTGTAGAGCGCCGTGGCCGTGCACTCGAACTGCTCGCGCAGCAGCGGGTCGAGCAGGTAGTACCACTTCGACACCTCGGCCCAGGTCTTCGTGCGGAGCTGGGTGTCGGTGTTGGCCGTGATGACGGCCTTGGCGTCGGGGTAGGTGAGCACGGCCCAGATGATCAGCCACGCCACCTCGCAGCTCTTGCCGATGCCGTGCCCGCTGGTCGTGATCTCCTGCACCCGGCCGTTCTCGGGATCGGCGGCCAGCGCCTGCCCGATGCGGATGAGCTGTTCGCGCTGCCACGTATCGGGGCCGGTCTCGTTGTCCAGCCCGCTGCCGGCCTCGCCCCAGGGGAAGGCCCACAGCACGAAGCCCAGCGGGTCGTCCCTGAAGCGGTTCAGGTCGTCGGCCAGGATGTCGAGCGGGTCAGTCGCGTCAGACACGACTATTCGGCCACGTCCAGCAGACCCACACCACGATCAGGGCCGCCAGCCGCCACATCTACCCGAACAGGCTCTCGGTCAGGCTGTAGAACGGTACGCGGTCCTTGCGCGGCAGGTCGGCCCAATCAGGCCCGCCGTCCTTGCGGTGCTGGTGCAGCGCGCAGGCGGCGACCTGATGCATCAGGCTCTCGGGATCGCGAGCGCTCAGCCACATCGTGACGCGGGTCAGCGTCTCGTTCGGGTCCGCAAGGCTGGTCGGGCTGTGGCCCTGTTCACGCAGCCGGCGGCGTTCGTCAACGATGCTCGTCATGGTCTGGTCCTCCTACCCTTAGCAAGAAGCCCGCCGACCGAGTGACAGTCGACGGGCTTCCGTCAGTTTGGAGGACTGACTGCGCGGGAAGCTGGGAGCTGCGCGCACACGGCATATGGCCCTAGGGCGTAGGCGGGGTCAATCCCTCCAGGGCTCTGCGGCCGGCTTCGGTGATCTCAGTCCCCGCGCCATGGCCGAAGTGTTTGGCGAGGCCCTTGCGGACCAGCGCGCTCTGAACCGGGCCGCTCCCGTACTGGGGGCCGACAAGCAGCCGCGACAGCAAAGCCCGCTGCGGTTCCGTCAGCTTCACGGCTCTATCGGTCATGAGGAGGGTCCTAGGGCGGCGCGGGCCTTCTCTTGCGCCTTAAGAACGCACCGCCATTGGTTGCTACTAAGCGACAGAAGTTTGCTGTGACCGTTAGGCCTGGTCTCAGCTTCGCCGGTAAGCATCGCCACGACCTGATCCGTATAGTTCAGCGCCCCCTTCAGCTTCTCCACCTCGGCTAGGAGGGCGCGGAGATCGTCTCCGAACTCATCGGCGGCTTGGTTCGACCAGCCGAACACGCCGCGTGGTTCCCGCGCGACTTCAGCGATCCGCTTCATCTGTTCCGCTTCTACGGTCATCTGTCCTCCAATGCACGGTTGCGCCGCGCCGCCATGCGCTCAGCAAAACCTACGTTCACCTGGACGTTGATCTGGTTCGTCTGCCGAGCCTGGGCCGTCCAGCCCATCAGGTCCGCGAGCATCCCGTAGGCCTTCAGCCGGTCAGGCGCTTTAATCTTAGTCTTCGCGCCATCGATCTCGACCGATCCAAGTTGTTTGGCGTGCGCCTTAAGCTTTGAGCGGTCGATGATGCCGCGTTCGTCAAGCAACTCGCCAAGATCGAAGCCCGCCATCTCGCACAAATCAGCAAGCACCTTGTCCTTGCTGAAGTGTTTCTCACGCAGAGCCATGTCAATCTCAGCTCTACGCTCAGCACGTAGTGCATCAACTGCTGCCGCGATCTTCTTGTTCGCTAGGAGCTTATAGCCAGTGACGTGCACATGGGCGTAGCCGGCCTCTGCTGCAGCGGCCTGGGCCTTTCCGCCATTCGCCATGAAGGCGAGCACGAAGGCTTCTTGCTGAAAAGACAGTCCACTAAGTGGACCACTTTCGGGACTATCTTCGATTGGTGCTACGGCGTTCATCGCTAGGCCAGATCGGCGTAATCGAAATCCTGCTGCGTGCTACGCGCGGCTAGATGCTCCGTATCACGTAGCACGGTATCACCAGCATCCGTATCACGCGCAGCCTGTTCGTCGATCTCGCGTAGCACTTCGTTCTCGTCGGCGAGCATGTACTCGTCGAGTATCGGGACCAGCCCGCTCGGGTACTGCTCGGCGGCCAGCCGCAGCATCTCGGCCTCATCAACATCGAGCACCGTCACGCCGTCCGTGTCGAGCATCTTGAACCGGCGCTGCGGTGCGGCTGGCTTCACCGCCTCTGGCTCTCGCGTGCCGCCGTGCCCGCCGAAGCTGATCGGCGTCTCAATCGGCTGATCACCACCCGTGACAGCTGCCACGTAGTTGCCCTGTGGCGCGTGCTTCAACGCGCGCAGCGCAGCGTCCTTCGCCAGCACCTGGGCCTCGTATGCTTCGGCGATCTCATGCACCACGACAGTGAAGCTCTTGTCACGCGTCAGGCGGTCCAGGGCGCTGCCCTCGGCGATCTTGACCGAGGCGTGTCGGCCGGTGGTCTTGGCCTTCGGCATCAGACGCCCCACCACTTCAGCAGCAGGTAGGCGGTGTACACGCCCGCGCCCGTCACGCCCCAGGCGATGACGGCGAGCGAGGCGACGATCACGCCTCGGTTCGGGTGCTTCTCTTCCATCACAGGCCCTCCCTAGAACTCAAACGGTTCGAACTGCTCAATCGTGATGCAGTTCGCATCCGCCCAGGCTTCGCCTTCAGCTTTGGTAGCACCTTGCCACACAACGCGTCGATCATGCCAGATGTAATACGCTAGGTGCGGTGGTACGCCCGGCACTTCTTCGACCAACCGCGTCTTAGCCAAATAGCTGTCCTTGTTAGGCATAGCGTCCTCCAATCGTTTCACAACTGGCCATAGGATTTCCCTATGGCCAGAAGCTGAAGCGATCAGCGACCGCGTTCGCCGTCGTGCTTCGGCAGCACCGGGTCGGGGATCGGCAGCATCGTCGCGGGGACGTGCGGCGCGGGTTGCGGCGAGGGCGGGGCGATAGCTGCCACGACCGGCAGCAGACGCAGGCACGCCTCGTTGCTCAGCCCGACGCGCACGGCGGCGTCCTGGCTCACCATGATCAGGCAGGCCTCGTAGCCGAGCCCCATCCGCGCGAACATGTCGGCGGTGGCGCGTGTCTCGCAGCCCTTGTCGATCTTGGCGACGCTACCCGACAGGCCGATGGTCAGGCCTTGGCCGGCGGCGCTGACCGGCGTGTAGGCGCACACGCCACCACCAATCGAGAGTGGTGCTGCGTAAGCGCTCGCCACAGGGTTGCGCTTCTGCGCCTCGTAGGTCGTGACGCTGCGATCCGAGGCGTCGATGTCGACGACGGTCTCGTTGCCCGAGCCCACGGCGCTGATGTCGCTGTCGAGGCTCTGCCCCTGGCGCTGGTCCGACGCGGCCGACTGCGTCTGGCCCTGGGCGTTGCGCACGTCGTTCGACTGGCTCTGCCCCTGGCTCTGGTCCTGGTCGGACGACGCTGAGCCGCCGGCCCCGCCAGCGCCGCCCTGGGCGACCTGCCCTTGCTGCTGGCCCTGGAGCTGCCCTTGCAGTTGCCCTTGGTCCTGCCCGTTCACGTTGGTGTTCGTGTTGCGCACGTCGTTCGAGATCGGCGCGATCAGGGTGTTGGTGGCGCTCGCGCCCGCCTGGGCCTTGGCGTCGCCGCCCTGACCGATGCCGACGCCGATCCCGACGCCCACCGCGCCGGCTTGCGCCTGGGCGTCGCCGCCCTGACCGCCCTGGCCCCCAGCGCCACCCTGGCCACCGCAGCCGTTCGTCTGCTGGCCGACGCCGCAGCCGCCCTGGCCGCCTCCGTTGTTGCCGGGCGTCGCGTAGGCGCTCCCGGCGAGCGCAGCGCTGGCGAGCAGCGCGAGCATGTAGACACGCATTGGTTTGGTTTCCTCTGAACAGCAGCCTAGCGCTGCGGTGAGGGCTGGACCGTAGTCGAGCCCTTGCCGCAGAGCTAGTCGCGGTCCTCGATCACGAAGAGCCAGCCGTTCACTTTCACCCACTCGTCTTCGTCCTCGTCGTAGGCGCGGAACGTACCGTCCAGGTCGACATCGGGCTTCACCCACAATTCGAGATCGTACCCGTCGCCCGTCGCGAAGACCGGACGCGTGTAGCCCTTCGCCTTGGCGCGCTCGATCATGTCTTCGACGCTGGGTTCGGCGTCGGCTTGGTTCGGAGCCCATTCCTGGTTCAGTTGGGAAGCGGCGTAGCGCATGTCATGTCCTCCAAACTTGACGTTCGTATCGGTATCACCGTTGCATCGCCGGGTCAAGCGCCAGCCGTATTACAATTTCGAGGTAAGGGGTAAGGCCTAAAAATCCCTATTGTTTCCCCTGAGTGTTTTTTCTTTTTATTTTCAACCCACAATAGGAAAATAGACCTTACTCACCTTACCATTCTGATTTTATTGAGAAAATTAGGCCTTACCCATCCATTACCGAGGCCTTACCATCCCTTACCTTTCGCTTGATCCAGGCATGGAACACACGTCCGTCGTCCTTTTTCGTGCCGGGCTCCCACCCGAGCGTCCGTAGCACTTTTCCCAAGTCCCGCTGGTAAGGGATGGTAAGGCCTTGCCCGCGCACCCCCAGAGCGCCGTCCGCGACGTCCGCCAGCAGCACCCAGCCACGCTCTTCCCACGTAATACCCGACACGTCAGCGGGCATCTGAAGCCACCGCTCGACCACCGCGCAGCGCTCGTCGCGGACCTTGAATTTGACGTGCTCGCCGCCGGCCAGACGCTCGGCGTCCTGCCACTCCACGCCCATCAGTCGCCACCGCCAGAGCCCTTCGGCCCAGAGCTGCTCGCGGACGGCCTCCAGCCCCTCGACGTCCAGCCGGCCCAGGCAGGCCACCGGCAGCCACCGGCGCTCGCCGGTCTCGTCGTCGAGGATGCCTTGCGGGTTCGACGTGCCGATGAGGACGCACCGGCGCTGGAACGCCGTCTCGCGCTCCTGCCACTTCGGAACCCAGCGCTCTTCGCGCTGCGCGATCCAGGCCTTGATCGCCTCGCTCTCCCGGCCCCTGAGTCCGCGCAGCTCGGCCATCTCGGCGACCACACAGCCCCTGAGCTTCCGCGACAGGTCCGCGTCGAGGGCATGCAGCGACACCTCGCGGAACATCTCGCGCATCGGGGCCAGCGCCGCGACGGCGGTCGACTTCCTGATCCCTTGCGCGCCCTGGAGCACCAGCGCCATGTCGGCCTTGCAGCCGGGGTCCATCACCCGGCCGGCGAGCGCCGTCCAGAGGTAGCGCCCCACCGCCCGGCTATAGGGCGTGTCCTCGACCGCGAAGAACGTCGAGCACGACGTCTCGACCCGCTCGACCCCATCCCACGCCGGCAGCGACGCCAGCCACTCCTGGGCACTGTCGAACTGGTTGTCGCGCGCCTGGAGCAGCAGGGCGTCGCGGATCAGCTCGCGCCCCACCGGCTTGAAGCCGCGCCCGGCCAGTTCCACGCGCAGCGCGACACCGTCCGCATCCGTGATCGGGCGCGGCGCTGCGTCGCCCTCCCACTGGATCATCAGCTCGTCGCGGAAGGTGTCGAACCGCAGGATCGCCTTGCACATGTCGGGCCGGGCCAAGGCCGCCTCGACGTTCTCGATCACCGCCTCGATCCGCCCGGTTCCGTCGCGCTTGAGGCGCGGCCACGGGTCTGTTACGTTGAACAGGTCCCGTGAGGGCGTTTCCTGAGTGGTTTGCGCGGGGCCGGCGACGTCATTCCCTCCAGTCTGCGCGTCGCCGGCTTCATCCAGGTTCCTGAACGCCGACACCCGGTAGCCGACCGCATCGAGGAACTGCTCATCGGTGCGCCCCTGGCAGGAAGCGTGCATGCACTGGTAATGTCCACGCTCGAAACCCCTGGTCCCGGCGACAAGCCAAGCGCTCTCGGAGATGCCGCTGTCGGAGGTGTGCCCGTCCTTCCATGGGCAGGCCACGAACAGCTTCTCGCCCTGATGGCCCAGGGCCAACCCGTGCTCCTCCAGGTAGGCGGCAACTTCGTCCTGCACACCGTCCAGATCGGCCCGGCTGCGGTCCGCACCCTCCGCGCCTTCCGTGGCGGGCGCTAGCGCGAACTGGTCGACCAGAACAGCCCACGCCGCCTCGAAATCTCGCTGGCTGACTGCCGGGAACGCATCAGGGAGACCTCCGGGCCACTCGTAGCGCTGACCGCTGGTGTGGGCTCCAAGCGCGACGAACTGTTGACCGCCAGCCAAGAATTCGACGAGGCCGCCTTCGACCTTGAAGCTCCGCTTGGTGAATTCGCCGACCAGTTCGAAGGCCAGCAGCCGCTTGCCAGTGGCTGGGCGTACTCGGGCAGGGCATTGAACCGCCAACGCTCTAGTCCAAGCGTCTTCAAGCTCCTGTGCCAATCCGGGATCGGCGATATCAATGTCAAGCCCGCGCACGCGTCGGGTCTGAATGCAAATTCCATAGTCGGGCTCCCGGCTCCAGGCGGCGACCTCGGCCGCCGTGCTTTGCTTGGCTGTCCATTTCGGCAGGCCCACCACCCGCCGGTTGCGGTTGTAGACGCTGGGCGTCTTGCCCAGGGCCTTCAGCGTACTGTCCTCGCTGATCACCGCGTTCGGGTTCGACACCACCGGCAGCAAGTCGGCGTGGCCCACCACCATCTCCAGGTGGCTCCAGTCCTCGGGGCTCGCGCCATACACCGGGCGCAGCGGGACGACGTTCGTGCTCATGCAAGGCTCGCGTAGTCGAAGTCGGGGGACGGAGCTTCGCAGAAACCTTCTTCGCACGCGTCTTCGAAAGGCTCGGGTTCTGCGTCAGGCATGGGCGTCGCCGGGACAAATTTTCCGCGTTCGCTGTGCGCCCACCGCAGCACTTCATCGATCCCCACCGCGCCGGCGTACGCCTTTGGTCGGAACATCGTCTTACCGGTGGCAGCTTCCAGCACACGCACGCGCGCCACGCCACGCTCGGACACGCGACGCAAATCCGTACGGTTGGCGTGGATGCACACCTCGCACTCGTCAGACCGGTGCGGTAGTGGGTCAAAGCCGGCCGCCGCAAGCATCGCATCGCGCTGAGCGTCGCTGTACTCGGCGAGAGGTTTCCACAAGGCGCGCCCACCGTGGTTTACCGATGACGCCTCAAAAACCGGTGTGTGCATGCGCCGCCGGCTCTCGCTACGCCGAACACCAAGCACGCAAATGGCGACACGGTCAGGATCAACCGTGTCCATCCACCGCGCAGCCGGGAGAATTTTCAAACGCTCTGTGCAGGTCTTGCGCATCCCGTTCGGGAAGCGGATCGTACCCGCGTCGCCGTCGAGCACCAGTTGTTCGAAACCTTTAGTAGCAATTTCTACATGCTGTATGCCCCGCTCTTCGCACCACGCGGCTACGCGTTGCATGCGTTCGGGCCAGTATTCTGCGGCCCAACCGGTGTTGGTATACAAGCTGAAGACCTGCGCTTTCTGCGGAAGCTCGTTTGATACCATGTATTGTAGAACCGCAATACTGTCGTTGCCCCCACTATTGAAGCAAATGTATGTGTGGCGATCCATCACTTCCCTCCCCGAGCCATGTCTAAAGCCAAGTCCTCGACTCCGACGCCCGTCGCGTAGGCGACCAGCGTCCAGCGCCGGCGCGGCACGTAGCCCTGTCGCACCCAGCGGCTGACCGCCGGCTGCGTCACGCCGCACGCCGCCGCCAGCGCCGCCTGCCCGCCCAGGGCCTGGATCGCGCGCTCGATGCCGGTCATGCTTGATCGTCGTACTGGTGGTCGCGCTCGATCCGCTCGCGGACCTGACGCACGAACACCACTTGCTCGGCGCGCGGGATTTGCACCAGCTTCGTCACGCCCGCGACCTGCATCATCGCAGCACGTGCGGTGTTGACGTCGTAGCGCTTCGCCAGCGCGATCAGCTCGGCGACCGCAGCCGGGTCGTTGATGCTTTTCAGGCTCACAGGCGCGCTTGGCGGCTGCGGTTCGACCCGCTGCTTCCTCGCGACCCACGCCCAGGGGTCATGCCACTCGTACACGCTCATCGCTTCCACCTCCGCAGGACATCCACCACGACGAACAGCCCGACCAGGGCCAGCAGGATCGGGAGGATCACCAGGGCACCACGCGCACGCCAAAGACCGGCGGGGAAAGGTCGGTTTGCCACTCCCCAAGCTCAATGTCCTGCGCTCGATCCAGCTCTTCGACACCGTTGAACACGAACACCGGCAGCGCCGGGTCGAGCGTTCGAAGCTTCGCGATCAGATCGCCTACGGTAAGCTGAGCCATGTGTCCTGTCCTCCAATGACCGCACAGGCCTACGCCCGAAATCGGCCCGCCGTCAACATAACAAAAAATGCATACTGCACAGTTGACAGGCCCGACGCGGCGAGCGTAGGGTCGGCGCTGTCAAGTTTGGAGGACGAGACATGACCATCGCACGCAGCGCCAACATCCGCGCCATGCTCGACGCCCGCGAAGACGCGAGCGACGCGCACAAGTACGCGGTCGATGAAGCGGTCAAGGCGCTGACCGACAAGCTCTACAAGATGGGCTTCACGTTGCCGGCTGACGACCGCCTCGCCGAGGTGGAGGGCGTCGTGTCCAACTTCCTCATGGAAGCGGGCTACCGATGACCCCGTTATTCTGCGTCGCGCTTTGGATCGGCTTCGGGGCGCTCGGCCACGGCATGTGCATGCGCCACTGGCGTAGCCGGTTCGGCGACACCAAAGGCGCGGCCCACAACATTCTTTGGGGCGCGCTTCTGCTCGGCCCTCTCAGTCTGCTGACGGCGTGGGCCTATTACAACTTCACCAAGGAGGACTGAAACCGTGACCAAGAAACCCAAGGGCTTCGCCGCGATGAGCCCCGAGCGACGCAGGGAGATCGCCCGCAAGGGCGGGGCCAGCGTGCCGAGCGAGAAGCGCAGCTTCGCTCGCGACCGCGAGCTGGCAGCCAGCGCCGGCCGCCTCGGCGGCTCGGCCAACGGCCTCGCGCGGGGCCTGGACGCGGACTATAAGAAGGACCCCGCGTGATGTGGCCCTGGTCGACGATCCGGCAACTGCGCGACCGCGTCGAGGCGATGAAGGCCGAGAACGAACGTGTGCGGCAGCAGCTCCAGAACGTGCGCGCGGACCGCAACCTGTTGGTCGACGTGAACCGCAACCTACGCGACGAGTTGGCGCTCGCCCGGAAGAACGACAACCGCGACCCGAAGACCGGCCGCTTCGTCCGGCGGGAGGCGGACCACATCGACGAGTGATCGAGCGCCCTGGGCCTGCTAGTGTCCAGGGCTCTTCGGGAGATCGCGAGCAGGTACGGGGCGTGGCCCCTAGGCCGCTGGGCCGGTGTATGCCGGAGCGCACCAGCAGCTCGCGATCTCACCCAAGAGCCCCGACGCTCTTGACCACAACCCCAGAGAGGACGACTGACCATGTACACCGTGACCATCCAGTGCGCGTCGCTGACCGAGTTGCAGGCGCTGATCGCGCAGCTCGGCGGGGAGGCTCCGAAGACGACCGCCCCAAAGCCCACGAAGACGACTTCTGGCAACGTGTCGCCGCCCGAAGAGCCGAGCGCGCCCGCCGCTACGACACCCGAGCCTCAAAAGGCTGACGGCAACAGCCAGGGTCTCGACGCCGCCGCCTTCGCCAAGATCGGCATGGCGTTCGCCAAGGAGCGCGGCGACCAGGGCGCGAAGCTGAAGGAAATCTGGGCCGACTTCAAGAACAAGGACGGTGGCCCGATCACCCGGCTGGGCGAGGTGCAGGAAAGCGACTACGACGCCTTCCTGGAGAAGATCGAGGAAGCCAAGCTGGCCTAGTTTCGGCAGAGGGCGCGGTTCGCCACGCCCTCATCCAAAGCTAGGAGGACGACATGGAAGCTGCGCCTTCACCAGGACAGCGCTGGCGGCACCGCAACGGCAACACCTACACGGTGTTGCTGGTCGCGAACTTGCTCGACGAAGAGCGTTACCCCAAGACCGTCGTGTATATCGGCGGCAACGGCCGGGTGTGGGCGCGCCGCGCCGACGACTGGCACCGCAGCATGACGTATCTGGAGGACTGATCTATGGGCGACCAAGCCGAACACTCACTGCTCAGCGCCAGCGGCTCGCCCGGCTGGCTGGCCTGCTACGGTTACCTCGCCCAGCGCGCGGTCATGCCGAACAGCTCGAACCCGGCGTCGCGGAAGGGCACGGCCGGGCACGACGTCGTCGCCCAGGTGCTGGACGCCCTGCTGCGGCGTGAAGCGAGCACCGACGATCTGGGAACAAATCGGCTCTCCTGCCTGGACTACATCGGCGACTGCGTCGCCGTCGACGGCGACGAGATCGAGATCAAGGAGGACTTCGCCGAAGAGCTTCAGTCCTACGTCGACCTCGTCTGGCGGCTCTACAAGGAGCATCCCGACGCGGTGCTGATGGTCGAGGTGCAGGTCAACTACGCGCAGTACCTCGGCGTCGAACAGAAGCTGGCCTGGGGCACGTCCGACGCGATCATCGTGATCCCGTCGCTCAAGAAGATCATCGTGATCGACCTGAAGACCGGCTACCGCCGGGTCGTGGCGATGGGCAACGGGCAGCTCCGTCTGTACGGCCTGGGCAGCCTCGCTGAAGTCGAGATGGCCTGGGAGATCGACACGGTCGAGATGATGATCGTGCAGCCGCCGCACGGCGACAGCGGCATCACGTCCGAGGAGATGAGCGTCGCCGATCTGCGCATGTGGGCGCGCACCGAAGCCGCGATGGCGGCGCAGCACGGCGTCCGCAACTACGAGGTGGCGGTCGCCCAGGGCCTCGATGCGATCCCGGTCGGCGAGTACGCGCCGGGCGAGAAACAGTGCGAGTGGTGCAACCCGCTGTGCAAGGGCCGCTTCCAGGAGGTGGTGAACAGTCTGGCCGGCGGGTTCGTCGACCTGGACGCGCCGGAAGAGGGCACAGTCATGAAGGCGATCACGGCCCGCGTGCCGATCCTCGCCGACCTTGACGGCCAAGCGCTCGGCGAGCGCATGAAGATGGCGAACTTCCTAGAGGACTACCTCACCAAGCTGCGCTCGGCCGTCGAGGTGCGCCTGCTCGCCGGCCAGCCGGTCCCCGGCTTCAAGATCGTGCAGGGCAAGAAGGGCAGCCGCGCCTGGGCGGACGAAGAGAAGGCGGCCAAGACGTTGAAGCGCGTGCTCGGCACGAAAGACGCCATGACCGAGCCCAAGCCGATCAGCCCGACCGCCGCCGAGAAGTTCGTCAAGGCGGGCAAGCTGTCGGCGCGTCAATGGTCGGCCCTGGAAGACCTGATCACGCAGAAGGAAGGCGGCCGGCACGTCGCCCGCGAGGACGACCCGCGTCCCGCGATCTCCTGCGGGCCTGACCGCTCGGCGTTCGCTGCCGTGGAGGGCGACGACCTGTCGCATCTGGCATGAAGCGCGCGACAGATGCGCAACGCCGGTATCTGCATGCCGTGAACAAGGGCGAGATTACGACGAGTTGGGGGTATGTGAACAATGCCCCTCCCGGCATTACGATGTCGACGCACAACATCTGCGAGCGGAACGGCTGGGTGGTCGTCGCACGCGGCGCTTACGGAGACCGAAAAGCGGTAGAAATTACCGACACCGGGCGTAGGGCGCTCGATGCCTAGAATTCCCAGGCGGCGCGCGGCCGGTCGCCTGGGTTCACCAAGGCCGCACTAGAAGTGAAGACGGAGAAGTGAAGATGGCTACGCGTATGATGCTGCCGGGTGTGCGGCTCAGCTATCCGGTCCTCTGGACCCCGAAGCGGTTCGACGAAGACGACGTCAACAGCTCGCGGGCCTGGAGCGCCGCGTTCCACCTGGACAAGGTGAAGCACGCCAAGGAGATCGAGGCGCTGCTCGCGGCGGAATTCGACGAAGTCCAGCAGAAGATGTCCGAGAAGGAGAAGCCGAACGCGCGCAAGCTGTTCGACAAGCTCGCGGATCGCGACCGCCGGATGCTGGACGGCGACGAGACCGGCGCGGCCGAAGGCTGCTGGGTCCTGAACAGTCGGGCGACGGAAGGCAAGAACGCCGCGCCGTTGATCCTGAACCGGCAGGCGAAGGAAGTCGGCGAGGGCGAGGACGGCGCACCCTACGCGGGCTGCTACGTCAACGCCCAGGTTGAGCTGTGGGGCCAGTGGGCGAAGTACAAGCGCTCGAACTGCACCCTGCTTGGCGTCCAGTTCGTCCGCGACGGCGACGCGTTCGGCGGCGGCAAGCCGGCCGACCGCTCGGCCTTCCAGAACCTGGGCGACCAGGGCGAGGAAGACGAAGAGCTGGCGGGTCTGGCCTAGGCCTTCGGCGGGAGGGTGTGCTGGGCACGGTGACGCGACGTCACCCAGGGAGGGGAAGGGCCTCCCACCTTTCTTTGGAGGACAGGGCATGCGTTTGCTCGATCTATTTTGTTGCGCGGGGGGTGCGGCGATGGGCTACGCACGCGCGGGTTTTGAAGTAATAGGGGTAGATAAAGAACCCCAATCGCAGTATCCGTTCGAATTTCAACAGGCTGACGTTCTCGAATTGGACCCTCTTTGGATTAGTCTGAATTTTAATGCAGTACATGCGTCGCCACCGTGCCAAGTCCACAGTTCTGTAACAGGCAAAAGCAGAGGGAACCATGTTGATTTGGTTCCTCATACACGGGAACTATTGCGCGCAACTGGTCTGCCTTACATTATCGAAAATGTAGAAGGTGCGCCCCTGCATGAACCCATTCGCCTTTGCGGCTCAAGTTTCGACCTCGATGTACAGCGTCATCGGCTGTTCGAAATTGGTGGCTGGTCCGCACCTACGCCGCCGAAATGTCAGCATCATCGGCAAACGCCACGCTTTAGGTCGTTGAACATCGCGAAGCACCGCGCAGGGAAGCTGGCAACCGTCGTCGGCGTTCACGGCCATATAAATTACAGCGGCGAATTCGAACTACGTTGCAAAGCTATGGGGATCGACTGGATGGATAACGAACATCTCGTCGAAGCACTCCCGCCAGCCTATACTAAATGGCTCGGCGACCAGCTTATGGAACATCTCGCGATCCAGGCGCTCGCATGATCCTCTACCTCGACACCGAGACGTTCAGTTCCGTCGACCTGTTCAAATGCGGGCTCGGAGCCTACGCGGACAGCGACGACGCCGAGGTGATGATCGTCACCTACGCCATCGACGAGGGCGAGGTGAAGGCCTGGGATCGCACGCTCGATCCGACACCCCCGGCGGACTTCGAAGAAGCCGTGATGTTCGCCGACGAGATCGTGTTCCACAATGCGCCGTTCGACCTGACCATGATGGCGCTACCCTATCCGCGCGGCCTGGGGCTCGCCATCCCGCTTGAGAAGGTCTGGTGCACCATGGCCCAGGCCCTCGCCCACGGTCTGGAAGGTGCGCTCGGCAAGCTCAGCGTCGTGTTCAAGCTCAGCGACGACGACGCCAAGTCGAAGCGGGGCAGCGAGCTGATGTCCCTTTTCTGCAAAGCCCCCTTGAAAGGTAGGAAAAGAGACTACCGCGCCACGCGGGTCACGCACCCGGAAGAGTGGTCCGAATTCCTCAACGACTACGCGGTCAAGGACATCCGCTCCATGCGGGTCCTGCGCAAGAAGATGCCGGTGTGGAACTTCGGCCCGGTCGAGCGCGACCTGTGGCGGCGCACGCACCTGATGAACCAGCGCGGCGTGCTGCTCGACCTGGAGCTGGCCGACGCCTGCATCGAGGCCGTGGCGCAGAACAAGGTCAACCTGGATGCCCAGGTCGACGAGCAGACCGGCGGCGACGTGCAGTCCGCCAATCAGCGCGACGCGCTGCTGGCCCACATCCTGGCCGAGTACGGTGTCGAGCTGCCCGACATGAAGGGCGCGACGCTGGAGCGCCGGGCCAAGGATGAGAGCCTGCCGCAAGCCGTGCGCGACCTGCTGGCCCTGCGCATGGAGACGGCGACGCCGTCCAATGCGAAGTACGTGAAGATGCGGCAGGTCGCCTCGCGCGACGGCCGGGCGCGGAACCTGATCCAGTTCAACGGGGCCTCGCGCACCGGGCGCGACGCCGGTCGCCTCATCCAGCCGCAGAACTTCCCCCGCCCGACGCTGAGCGAGTGGGAGATCATGAGCGGGATCGAGCTGTTCAAGCACCGGCATTATGACCTGATCCCGCTGGTGTGCAGCAGCGTGCCGAAGGCCGCGAGCAACGCCCTGCGCGGCGCGATCATCGCCCCGCCTGGGTGCAAGCTGGTGGTCTCGGACCTGAGCAACATCGAAGGCGTGAGCGCCGCCTACTTGGCGGGCGAGGATTGGAAGCTGGAGGCCTACCGTGTCCAATTCGACGATCCCGATGCACCTGACATGTATCGATTGGCGTACGGTCGATCCTTCGGTGTCGATCCCATGTCCATCACTAAAGCGCAGAGGCAACTGGGTAAAATTCAAGAACTGGCGCTCGCCTATGAAGGTGGTGTGGGTGCTTTCGTCACCTTCGTGCTCACCTACCGGATGGATTTGGCTGCCGTGGCCGCTGCTGTACTTCCGCTCCTGGCTCCCGACGTCTACAAGCAGGCCCTGGGCATGCTCGAATGGCGTCGTAAGAAGGGCCTGAGCACCTACGGCCTGAGCGACGACGTCTTCATCGCCTGCGAGGCGCTGAAGCACCTCTGGCGCGAGGCACACCCGGCGATCTCCAGCTACTGGAAAGACCTGGAGGACTGCGCGAAGCGCGCCATCGCCAACCCTGGGCAGCTCTTCCGCTGCCGCAAGCTGGCCTTCCGTCGCGACGGCGTGTGGCTGCGCATGATCCTGCCCTCGGGCCGGGCGGTCTGCTACCCCAGCGCCCACGTCCGCGACGGGAAGGTGTATTATCAAGGAGTTTCGCAATACACCCACACTTGGGGTTGGATTGGTACTTACGGCGGCAAGATATTCGAGAACGCGTGCCAAGCATTTGCGCGTGACTGCTTGTTCTATTCTATCCCACGTATTGAAGCGGAAGGCTTTGATATTTTGCTACGTGCGCATGACGAGCTGATCTGCGAAGCGGACGACAGCCCCGAATTTTCGCATGACAAACTCTCCCACCTGATGTGTATTGGTGAACAGTGGAACCAAGGCATGCCGCTGAAGGCCGCCGGGTTCGAAGCTGCACGCTATCGCAAGGATGATTGATGGAAGAGTGGCGGCCGGTTGTCGGCTACGAGGGAGCCTACGAGGTCAGCTCGCGGGGCCGGGTGCGGTCGCTCGACAAGACGCTGCGCCATCCTAACGGCGCAACTTGGACGCGCCCCGGCCGGCTGTTGAATCCGTGCCCTGGGCCGCAAGGATACCTCCAAGTCACACTAAGCCGGGGCGGGCACTGCAAGACGTTCCACGTCCATCGGCTCGTTGCGGCAGCCTTCATCGGCCCGCGCCCGCCGGGGCAGGTAGTGCGCCACCGAGACGGCGTGAAGGCGAACTGCGCGGTTGACAACATCGCATACGGCACGTCGCTCCAGAACAGCGACGACGCGCGGCAGCACGGTACGCTCTGCCAAGGATCGAGCCACGGCTCGGCGAAACTCACCGACGATCAGGTGCGCGCGATCCGCGCCCAACGCTACGTCAAGAAAGAGCGCGAGCTTGCGGCCGAGTACGGCGTCAGCCATCAGCTCATCCACAAAATCCACACGCGGTTCCTCTGGAAGCATCTTGACCGTTAGTCTAGCGCAGGGTTACAACCCTCTTCGGAGGACTAGACATGCCAACCCTAGACACCGCCTTCCCCGAGGATCGCGAACGCGACGTGCGCGCCTACCTTAAAGCCCGGCTGAAGGTGCTGGGCGGCGAGCTGCGCAAGGTGCGCTGGACCGGGCGCAACGGTGCGCCCGACGAGCTGGTCATGTTGCCCTGGCACAGGGGGCGACAGGCCACGGTGGTCTGGGTCGAGTTGAAGCGGCCGGGCGAGAAGCCCACATCGCAGCAGATGCGCGAGATCGCGGCGCTGAAAGCGCACGGCCAGAACGTGCTGGTGATCGGCAGCCGAGAGGACGTTGACAAGCTGTTCAACTGGCATTGGGCATGAGCGAGCCGCCCGAATACGAGCGCGAGTGGGAAGGGTTCGAAGACCATCTCGCCCAGGCGCTGGAAGAGACCCAGCCGCCGGCCGAGCGCCCGCCGCCCGACCGCACCTACGAGCAACACGTCATCCTTGGAGGACTGGACGATGAGTGAAGAGCATACCGTTTCCGTCGACGCTCCGCGCGTCCACCCCAGCGACGCCGTGCGCCTGATGGTGCACCACCTCGCGCTGGCCGCCATGTACTTCGAAGCCACGCCCAGCGAGCACGCCCCGGCGCTGGCCGAGATGGCGCGGCAGCTCGACAAGGACTTGGTGCTGCCGGCCGCGCGGGCGTTCTTCGAAACGCTGGACGCGGCCTACGACAACCACGACCAGCCGGCGGAAGACTGAATGCCTAAGAAGCACCCGCCCGAGGTGCACGACGCCGTGCTGGCGCTGGTGTGGTCCGGCCTCACCTATGGCGAGACCGCACGGCGTCTCGGCTTGCCGTCGCGGCTGGCTGTAGCCGGGATCGTCTGGCGCGCGAAACACCCCCATGTGTCGAAGCGACGTGAGGTGAACGGCCACGGCGGGCCGATGTGGTATCGGAACGTCGGCTGCTGGATCGAGCAGGAGATGAGCGACCGGATCGAGGCGCAGCGCCTCCCAGGTCAGAACATGTCCCAGACCTTGCGCGACATCCTGGCCGCCGGGCTCGATGTGATGGAGAACGACGATGCCTGATAACCCGATGGTAGGTTACGCCTACCAGTACAGGCCGAACTGCGTCGAGCGCGTGAAGCGCTGGGCGTTCGTGCATTGGGCGACCGCCGCGTTCGACGGCTTCGGCCAATGCGTGCGCTACGAGGTGCGCCTTGTGCTGCCGATCATGGACAGCGACGGCCGGGTCTATCGGTTGCTGCGCAAGCCTGAGCAGTGGGCGGACCCCAGCGCGTTCAAGTCGACGATCAGCGAACCGGCAAGAGCGAAGGCGGAAGCCGACCTGCAACGCGAGATCGGTCGCGTCTACGCAGCGAACCGGCTGAACGACTGGCGATGATCTGGACGCCCCGCCCCTGGCAGCCGCCGATGGTCGACCATATGACCGACATCGAGCGCAACGCGACCTGGGCCGGCACAGGCACGGGCAAGACCGGCACGGCGCTGATCGCGTTGAAGATGGTGCAGGACTTGCTCGACCCTCGCCCGGCGCTGGTGCTCGCACCGAAACGTGTGGCGTCGCGGACGTGGCCGCGCGAGGTGGAAAAGTGGGACAACATCGACGGCGACTGCACGCCGATCCTGGGCTCGCCGGCCGAGCGCCTGGGCGTCCTGCGGCGCGGCATCCGCGCGGGGAACAGCCGCCTCTACACCATCAACTACGAGAACTTGGTCTGGCTGCTGAACGCCCTCACCGATCTCAAGATGCCGTGGCCCTTCGCCACCGTGATCGCCGACGAAAGCACGAAGCTCAAGTCGTTCAGGATCAAGCAGGGCGGCAAGCGCACGCAGGCGTTCAAGGACGCCGCGTGGGAGGCCGAGCGGTTCTGGGAGCTGACCGGCACGCCGTCGCCGAATGGTCTGCTCGACTTGTGGGGCCAGCTCTGGTTTCTCGACCAGGGCAAGCGCCTGGGCCAGAGCTACACCGCCTACCGCAACCGGTGGTTCAAGCCGGGGAATAGCGAATTTGCGCAGTGGACCCCGTTCGACCACTCGGCCGACCAGATACACCCTCGGCTCACTGACATCTGCCTCTCGGTCTCCGTGCCGGTCGACAAACCCATCGTCAACAAGGTCTACGTCGACCTGCCCGACAAGGTGCGCGGCGACTACAAGCGGATGGAGGAAGAGGCGCTGATCGAGATCAAGGATCGGCAGATCGAGGCGATCAACGCCGCGACCAAGATGAACAAGTTCCTCCAGATCGCCAGCGGCCATGTCTACGACGAGGATCACGTCGCCCACCACCTGCACGACGCCAAGATCGAGGCGCTGGAAAGCATCATCGAGGAAGCCGCCGGCATGCCGGTGCTGGTGGTGGTGAACTTCCAGTTCGAGGCCCCGCACATCATTCGCGCGTTCGGCAGCCGAGCGCGGCAGCTCCGCAGCGACAAGGACATCGACGACTTCGCCGCCGGCAAGATACCTATCGGCATCGCGCATCCGGCCTCGGTCGGCCACGGCATCAACGACATGGAGCATGGGACGAACATCGGCGTGTTCTTCTCGGGCGACTGGAACTTGGAATTCCACGATCAGGTGCTCGAACGCATCGGCCCCATGCGGCAGAAGCAGAGCGGCTACGACCGGCCCGTGTACCTGCACTACATCCTGGCGGAAGGCACTATCGACGAAGAGGTGTTCGAGCGCCGGATCGAGAAGATCAGCGTGCAGGAAGCGCTGAAGCGAGCAACCCAAAGGAGGACGTGATGGCTAAGATCGGACAGGTGGAGGGCGAGGAAGCCCCCGCCGGGCAAGGGCACAACAGCGGCGACGTGCTGAACCAGACGGCCCAGGGCCAACTGAAGAGCATCGTCGAACGCGTCGAGCGGCTGGAGGTGGAGAAGGCCGAGATCGCCGAGCAGATCAAGGAGGTGTACGCGGAGGCGAAGGGCAACGGCTTCGACGTCAAGATCATCCGTAAGGCCGTACGGGCACGGAAGATGGACCCGGCGAAGCGGGCCGAGACCCGCGCCATCCTCGAACTGTACGCCCACGCCCTGGGCGATCCCTCTCTTGCGGACCTGTGCTGAGATGACCGACATCCCTGAACCCGCCACCGAGGACGAAGCCCTGGTCGTGCTGCACCAGCACATCGACGCGTGGCTGCTCGCCATGCAGGCCGAAGGCCGGGCTCCGATGGTCGCGGCGTCGATGCTGTTCGACGTCCTGGTGAACGTGATGCAGCCCAGCATGGGGACCGGCGCGATCCGCAGCGCCCTGCTCTGGGTGCTGGAGAAGAGCTACGAGCAGCCGACCACGTTCGCCGAGCGCGACCGGCTGAAGCAGCAGCTCGACCAGATCAGCAACATGCGGAGGAAGGTGGAGGGCAAGCCCCACCTGATCGTGCCCGATGGCGAAGCATAACCGCCGGGCGGTCAACGAGCGCGCCCTCGGCAAGACCGTCCTCGCCAGCGACCACACGCCGGCCCTGCTGGTGCGCCGCATCATCGAGCGCTACGTGCAGGAGTGCCGCAACACGGTGCTGGAGACCCATGAGCGCCCCCGGCTGCTCGCCGACTTGGCGGTCGGCGAGAGCCGGCCGTGGCCCTACGGGGTCCAGCGTATAGGGCGGGGCGTGTATCTACAGGGCATCGACCGCAAGCGCGGGCGCGAGGTGCTGGGCGATGCCGACGCCGACTGGCGGATCGTCGTGTGCGGAGGTGGTATCAGGGTGAAGAGGACACAATGAAGCGCCGGCAGTCCGCCGCGTCGCACGCTGCCGGCGCGCACAACTGGCGCAAGGGCCAATGGACCTGGATGCTTAACCGCATCCAGGCCATCGGTTCCTATGACCATGTCGACGACTTGATCCAGGCGATCAAGGAAGAGATCAGGCTGCTCGACTACGACTACGAAGGCGAGATGCGCCGGATCAGGGCGCGGGGCCGTTAGCCCCGCAGCAGCGCCTGGGTCTCGGCGTGCTGCACGTCGACCTTAGCTTGCAGGTCGTCGAGCGCCGCCTTGATCTCGGCGGCGTCATCCGAGTTGGCGACCGCGAGGGCCTGCTGCACGGTCGGAGCCAGCGCCTCGAACAGCTTGGCGAGGGCCTGGAGGCCGGTGATCGCGAGAGCGGGGGTCATTTCGTCACCTTGGATGCGGCCGGGATGATCGCCCAGGCCTTGCCGACCAGCTCCTGTACGGAGGCCAGCCGGCTGTTGAACGACGTGGCGTCACCGACCCGGTACGCAGCTCGCGCCGCGTTGAGGCCGGTTTTCGCCAGCGCAAGGTAGTCGGCGATCTGCACCGACTGCGGCGAACCGGGCTTCAGCAGGCCCTGGCGCACCGCCACGGCAGCCGCCGTGTCCGCGCCGAGCATGGCTGCCTCGGCTGCGTAGAGCGCCTTCTCGTCGATGACGGTCTGTCCCGCCAGCGGCTTGTCGCCGGTCAGCGCGGTGATGGGCTGGCAGCCCGAGCAGCCGGCGGCCAGGACGCTGAGCGCCAGAACGCCGGCAATGGCGAAGGTCTTCATGGGTTGGCCCTCCTTAGACCAGTTCGAAATGCGGGCTGTCGCTCTCGCCGCGCTCGCGCGGCTGGCCGTCCTTGTCCCAATCCGCGCCCCAGCGGATCGCGAAACCCAGGTCGTCGGCGGCGGCGAACATCGCCTTGCTGATCGCGTCGAACTTCTTCAAGTCGTTCCAGTCGACCGGCGCAGGGACCAGATCGACCGCCTTGCCGAAGCCATCGGCCGCGACGAAATGGTTGCTGGTCAGCGTCCAAGTGACGACGTTGCCGGGCTTGGTGCGGCCCTGGGCGTACAGCTCGCGCTGCCGCTCGGGTGTACGCACGCCCTCCAGAACCATGAAGTCGACGGTCGCGTGCTTGCGCAACGCCAGGACGACGACGGCGACCAGCCGGGGGTCGACACCCTTCAGCCGGTCGAGCGATGTCTTACTCAGGCCGAACGTCATGTGATGTGTCCTCCGGTTTCTCAACTCTGGTGGTCGTGGTTGTCGCGACCGGCGCAGCCGCGCTCGCGGCCAGGGTCTGGAGCGTGGCAGCCTGCTGGCGCTCGACGCTGTTCGTCTTCCAGATGGCGGTGGCGATGCCGCCGATGACCGGTCCAAGGACCAGCAGGGCGTCGCGGATCAACTGCCGGGCGTCGGTGTCCGTGACGCCGGCCGCGCCCAACACGACAAGCCCGATGTAGCCACCGATCAGCAGCAGGCCGAAGATCACGCGCTCGGCGCGGTCGTTGTACTGAACCTGTCCGGTGTTCTCAGCCATCGTCCTGCTCGAACTTGGTGATCGACCCCACCTTACCCGTTGCGATGTTCGCGAGCGAGCGTTGGATACCCGACAGGTCCCGGCTGATGTGCTCGGTGCTCTTCTCCAAAGCTTTCAGCCGCTGGTCGATCCGGCCGATCTCGACCGCGACCGCGATGTCGTTCTTGCTCTCGTTCTCCAAATTGGTGATACGCGCACTCTGCTCGGTGACGCGCCGCGTGAGGATGCCGGCCCAGAACAGCAGTCCGCCGATGGCGGCGAGCACCGGGTAGAATTGCAGTAGGGTCACTGCTGCCGGTGTCGCCTGGACTGCTGCCTGGACCGTCTGCATCAGTCACCGACGCCGGGCTTGCGGCGCTTGTAGCCGGCGTCGTAGTCCTCGGTGCTCGGCGGGATGTACTCGGTCTCTTTGATCGGCGACGCTTCTTCCAGCGTCTCGGCGCGCTTGACCACGTCGTAGCCGCGCACGGTCAGGTCGTCGATCAGGCTCTGCGTGTCAGCCTTCCGCTCGACCGCCGCCTTCAGCTTCTCGACCTCGGCGGCCAACGCGTCGTAGCTGTTCTGCATACCGCCGAGCGCGCGCTGCGTGACGTCGGCGCGCGCGCCGTTCTGGAGCGCATTGAGCGTCAGCGTGCCCAGAGCCTCGACCATGCGGCGATGGGCCTCGCCGTTGATCTCGGCGTTGATGTCGTGGGTATCCGTCATAGGGTCCTCCAAACAGCGATAGTGCTGCCCGCCCTCTATACCACGGCTTTCACGGTCCCCAAGTCCCCCGCACCACGCCGTTCACGACCAACTGCACCGCGCCGGCCACGACCTGGAAGTAGGTGTTCCCGTTCAGGCCGTTCAGCCGAATGGTCTGGCCCTCGGGAATGGCGATCTGGTTCGACACCACCAACGCCCCGGCCGAGTTAATCTGCACCCCCGCCGGGATGTTCAGGCTGGTCGAACGCAGGCCCAGCACGCGGACGCCACCGGCATAGAAGTCCAGCCGGTCGCTGCCGTCGTTGATGGCGGTGATGAACGTGTCGCCCTGGCTGTTGCCGTAGTAGCCCCGGCCCTTGACGCCTATCGTGTTGCTGCTGGCGGCGTCGAAGTAGATGCGCTGGTTGTGCTTGAGCTGGATCGCCCGCTCACCATGCGCGCTGAAGTCGGCGGTGACGAAGTCCAGGCCCACGATGCCCTTGCCGGCAGCCAACCAGAACACGTCGATGGCCGCCGCGCCCTGGCTCTTCGGGAAGTCGTGCACCCACACCGCGCGTCGGTCGCCGGTCCCGTTCGACCGGGCGTAGCTGTTGACGAAGCCGAACACGGCGGCGTCGGCCCCGGCCACCAGCAGGTTGCCGTTGGCGTCATAGGTGCCGTGGTCGTCGTAGATGCACTCCCAGCCGGTCGCCATGCCGCCATGCGTGAGCATGTCGATGTTGCCGCCGATGATCGCCACCGTCGCGCCGTCGAACACGTCGAGCTGCCCGGCGGTCGGATGGTAGGCGTTGGCGACGCGGCCGACCCAGCAATAGTGATCCCCTGGCGCGGTGGCGCTCAGGATCACCATCTCATGGTTGTTGTTCGTCCGCCGGCCCTTGGACACCTGGGGCGTCATGGCGTAGCCGGACAGGAACGACGGCACGGCGATGTCGGGGCCGCCCACCGTGTAGGTGTTCGCCAGCGCGGGCGTGACCGTCAGGCGTGTCTGCCCTGCGCTCGGCGTGTTGACCTGGATGTTCGTGATCGTGACTATGTCGCCCGGCGTGGCGTTGTCACTCACCTGCACGCCGATGGTGTTGCCGATGGCCAGCCCGTCAGCCGAGTTGACTTGGATCGTGGTCGCGCCGGCCGCCGCCGTCGACACCAGATGGGCGTTCGTGCCCGAGCTGCCCGACAGGCTGTTGAAGCGGTAGAACTTGGCCGTGCCGCCGACGTGGAAGTAGGCGTCGAGGTTGATGTTCTCGCGCGTCCCTGGGCGGACGTACTCGTAGACCATCTCGCACAGCTCGGCCTGCCCGCTGCTCTCGCCGTACTCGCTATCGATGGGCGTGCCGTTCCACGTCCCGTCGATCAGGGTGATCGGCGTGACCTGCGAGCGGATGTTCGGGATGATCCCCGGCCCGGCGGTGCGGATCAGACCGGGTCCCTCGTACCACTTCGTGAGCTGGTTGGGGGCCTTGGTGGTGAGGTAAGTCCCCTCGGGGAGCCAGATGCGATCGTAGGCGCTGGCCTCGGCCGCCGTGAACGCGGCGTCGTTGTTGGTCGCGCCGTCGCCGTTGCCCGAGAACACGGCCACGAACGACGGCATGTTCTGCACGCCGCCCGAACTCCCCGCCGGGGTCGCCCAGCGCAGGCCGGTCGCCTGCGTGCTGTCGGCGACGAGCGTCTGCCCGTCCGTGCCCACGCCCAGGCGGGCCGGCGCGTTCGTATAGGTGTAGAGATCGCCCTTCGTGGTGAGCGGGGAGGCGCGCGCCTGGAGCGCCGCTTGGCTGGCCAGCCCTACGATGGTCCGCCCTTCGGCCGTGAACGTGGTCAGGCTGAGCGTGTCTGCGCCCGAGAAGTACGGCAGCCGGTCGGCGATGCCGCTGAGCGCCGCGAAGCTGACGATCTCGGGCGGCACGCCGGTGATGTCGCCCCAAGCCGGCGTGGCGTCGCTGATCTGCACGTAGTTCGCGACGTCGGTCTTGGAGCCCGAACCGTCGTACACGTAGCGCTCGCCCGTGCTAATGGTGACGATCACCCCCTCGGTGATCAGCGCCTGCTGCGGCGCGGTCAGGTCGGCGATACCGCCCGAGGACACCACGCCGCTCGCCTGGGGCGGAATGCGAGCCGGGTCGAACACGCCCGAGGTGATCTTGCTGGCGTCGAGGTTGGCGACGCGCGCCGCCGCGACACTGCCGGTGGTGATCTTGGAGCCGTCCAGGTTGGGGATGCGGGCGTCGGCCAGCACGCCGGACGTGATGTCGGCGGCGGCGTGGACGTGCGCAGCCGGCGTGAAGGTGGTCGGCTTGCCCTGGATCGACGCCCAGGTGACGGTGCCGATGCTGCCCTCGCCGCCCGTGCCGCCAACGTCGCGCAGCACCAGCAGCTTCTGCGCCAGCCGGTCGAGCGCCTTGTTCACCTCGCGCGGATTGTACGCGCCCTGGTTCTCGAAATCGCTCTCCTGCCCCCAATGCGGCGCGGCGCGGATGGTCAGCGTCTGGCCGCTGTAGTTCGGCGCGATGGCGAAATTGATCGACCCGCCGGCCGGATCGCCGATGCCCAGCACGTCGAAGCCGTCCGATAGCAGGGTCTCGGTGCCCGCGACGTCCGTCAGCACGACCTGGATTTCGTCCTCGCTCAGCGCGAGGAAGAAGAACGGGAATTCGGTCGTGGTCCCGTTCGGGGTGTACGGCTCGGTCTGGATGACTTCGGAGCTGAACGGCATCTCAGTTCACCTTGCTCTCTTCGCTGGCCGTGCCGGTCAGCAGCCCTCGCGTCAAATCCCAACCGCTGGTGGGGTCGACCTTACCTTCGTTCAGGTCGGCGGCATACCCTGCCGGCCGCGCGGCCAGCATCGGCAGCGGGTTGCCGGTGAGCAGGGTGATCAGCGTCGCGGTGTCGCGCACCGCCGCCTTCTGTCCCTTGCCCTCGGTCGTCACCTTGACCAAGTCCTTCGGCACGCGGGCCGCCGCGCCCAGGGCGGACGCAGCCGGCGACGGCGCGATCACGTCGTCGTAGCGCTTGTCGTTGAACTGGTTCGCGGCAGCCGCCAGCACCTGTCCGCCGGGCAGCATCGCCACGCCGTAGCGGAACGGCGCACCGAGGAACGTGTCGAGGAACAGGTCGAGGTAGCCGTCGTCGTCCTCGTCGTCCCAGCCCGCGCCGAAGCTGCGCTTGATCGCGTCGGCGGCGATGGCCGGCATCAGCCCGCCGATGAAGGCGACGTAGGCCAGCCGCGCTGCGCCCGGCGCGTTCTTACCCTCGGTCCCCAGCAGGTTCGCCTGGGTGTTGAAGTAGGACCAGAACTGCGTCAGCACGCGCACGACCGAGCTGCCGGTCTCCAGCTTGGAGATGTCGACGGGCGACAGCGAGCCCTGCGTCTCGCGCACGGCGCTGTCGGCGTAGCGCACGGCCTCGGTGAAGTCGCCATCGGCCTGCATCTGCTGCTCGAACGCGCCGGCCCAGGTCACGCTGTCGACGAAGTTCTGGAAGGCGCGCTGCATGAAGTAGGCGTTCTGCGTCACCCACTGCCCGGCCTGCTGCACCGGGTTCGGGTTCAACAACACCTTGTCCATGTCGTAGCGGATTTCGTCGAGGCTGTTGTCGAGCCGCGCCAGCATGAAGGGTGACATGGCAGCGATGTCGTTGGTGAAGCCGAACGGATCGCGGGCGTGGGCGTAGAGCGCCCGCGTCAGGAACCGCTTGCGCACGCGCAGCATCGCCGGGAACCAGCCGGTGAGCTGCTGCACGCTGTTCGACAGATTGCCCATCATGATGCCCATGCCGGTGCGGGTCCGCAGCGCACGGAAGATGCGGTCGCCCAGCTTGCCGCCCCAGCCCTGCATCGGCGTCTGCACGACCTGCCGCGAGGTGCGGTTCAACCACGGCAGCAGGAGATCGGTCATCGCGGTCGGATCGGCCGCGCCGAGCTTCGATTTCAACGCCTTCTCGTTGAGAAGCCGCAGGGCGTCGCGCGTGGGCACGGCGAGGTGGGCGAACTTCAGCGTCGTGTCGATGTGCAGCGGCAGGTAGCCCAGGTCCAGCAGCAGGGCGGCGTTGTACTCGACCCGGCTCTTGGTGAAGCCCCGGTTCGGGCTCGGGAACATGTTCACCGTGTTGATGTCGAAGACCTGCTCGGCCTGCCGGTTCAGCTCCTGCTCCTGCACCAGGAAGCTGTCGGTGATCGCCGGCATGTAGCCGCCCCGGTACGTGCCGAACGGCGTGTCGAAGCTCTGGGCGGTGATCTCTTCGAAGTAGCGGCCGAACACCGTCCGGTGCGCCTTCTGCGCCTCGGGCTTGATCCGCTCCAGCAGGTCCCAGACGTTCTGCGCGAAGTCGTAGTCGGCCTTCGTCAGCACGCCTTCGTCGTGCATCCGCTGCACGAAGGCGTCCCATTGCGTGGTGTCGACGCTGCCGTCTTCGCGCTCGACCGCCCACCCCCGGCCCAGCAGCAGCTTGCGCTTGTTGCTGTCGTTGCCGGTGTGCAGGATCGCGTGCAGCAGGGCGCTCTTGCCGTAGCCCGAGTTGTCCGCGCCGAAGGTGTAGCCGATCTCGGGCGCGGCGATCTTGCTCTTCTTGAGCGTCTTCTCGACCGGCTTCAGCGCGTCCATGAAGGCGGTCAGGTGCGTGCGCTTCGCCAGATCGAACCGGGTCACAGCCTCGCGCACCGGGTTCCACAGGTAGGTGCGCCACGGCCCCTTGGGTCCGCCGTCGAGCGCCGTCACCCAGCTCTCGACGCGCCGGCCGCTGGCGCGCAGGCCCGACAGCATCCGCATCATCTCGGCGCTGTTGCGCTCCAGCGCGGCGGGCGGGGCCAGCACCAGCCGCTCGGCCAGATCGGCGGCGACGTCCTCGGTCTCCAGCAGTTCGAAGTCGACTTCCATCTGCCGGGTGCGGCGGCTCTTCACCCAGAGCTGCTGCACGGTCTCATGCAGGCTGGTGAACTCGTCGAACGTCAGATCGTCGACCGGCTTGGCCTGGGCGATGGCGGTCTCGACCGTCTGGGCGATGTCGGCCCACAGCTCGGGATCGTAGGCCTGCACCTTGCGCATGTAGTCGGTGTCGTTCGCGGCGGCCCCGTAGCCGTAGGGCTCGATGATCGCGCGGGCAGCGCTGACCAAGTCCATGTTGCGGGTCTTGGCCAGCGTGCCGTTCCGAGCCTTGGCGATCCGGTCGAAGAGCGTCTTGCCCTTCGTGATCGTTTCGCGCGCATCGCGCGCCGCCCGGTACAGGTGCATGTTCAGGAGTTGCCTGAACTTGGCGTCGAGCGCTGTGACGAAGTCGTCCTTCACCAGCGCCTTGAGGGCGTCACGGCCCGCCTTCGCCTCGGCCGCCTTGTAGATGTGCGGCCGGATGAGGGCGAGCGGACGGCCCGTCAGTTGTCGCGCGGCCCACGCCGCCATCTCTTCTTGCGTCCAGAGGGTCGTGGCCTCGCCGCCCTTACGGACCAGGGCTCGAACCTCGGACATGAGGACTTCCGAGCGGCGGACGTCCTGCAGCGCTGCGATGGCCTCGTCGCCGATGGTCCCGTCGTTGAGGATGTCCCCGTGCCGGGCCAGCATCTCCTGGTCGGCCAGAGCCTCGGCGCGAGCGACGCGCACAGTCCGGCTGTCACCATCAGCGCGAAGTGCATCGTGTTCCTCCTTCATCTTCACTAGGGACGCGATCAGCTCCTGCCCGTTGTCGAGCCCGACCTGTTCGGCCAGAGCATCGACGGGCAGACCTTCCTCGAACACGTAGGCCCGCCGCCGGCGGTAGAGCGCCGCCTCGTCGACCCCGGCGTCGGTGAGCGACTGGCGCTGGATGCGGACTTCGCCGGTCTCCAGCAAGGTCAGCGCCTGCATCTCGGGCGTCGCGTCGACCTGGGCCTGGAAGTCCTCGACCAGCGCCGCGCGCTCGCTCTTCCACGCCTCGGTGTGCTTGCGCCGCACGTCGCCCAGCAGCTTCGCCAGCAGCCGGTCCTCGGCCGCCGCGTCGGCGAGCTGCACGGCGCGCAGGTACGCCTCGATTTCGGCTGGCGTCATCAGCTCGGTGAGCGTGTCGGGCGGCAGCGGTTCGAGGGACTGCTCGACGATGGCGTCATCGATGGCGACCGGCCCGGCGGCGAGCCGGTCGAACACGCCCCTGATCTCGTCCGTCATGGGCACGCGCAGCGCGGTGAAATCCTTGTAGATCGCGACGAGCCACTGCCGGAACTTCGCGAACGCCGCGCGCAGGCTGTCGTTCGGGGCCTTGCCCTCCATGACGTAGCGCTCGGCGGCCCGCGCGAACATCTCATGGAACGGCCGGATCGCTTCGACGTCGACCTTTTTGCCAGTGCCGAACGCCTCGACGGCGTTCCTGAGCTTGCGCTCGCCCAGACCGCTTTCCTTCGCCGCCTGCTCGACGTTCGCGAGCCACCAGTCCTTGATCAACTGGAAGTCGGCGCGCACTTCATCCGTCGCGTTCGGGTCCTGGGCGTCGCGTGCAAGGTTCTCCAGCCAGATGTGCCCTGCGCCTTCGTGGATGAGGGTGCTGGCGTTCCGGCTCTTGAACAGCTCGATCAGCGCGCCTTGTGGCGCGAAGGAGACCTGACCCCTGGGGCCTTTGGCTTTCGGCTGGTCTTGCTCGAACACCGCTGCGCTGTACGCGTCGACTGCGGTGTCGTCGAAGAGCGCGATCTCGGGACCGTCAGCGAAGCCCGACACCCCCACAAACCCGGCGCGCTTGAACACGTCCTGCGCTTCGGTTTCCGATCCGTACATCTGCGCGAGGCGCTTGAAGAACGGATAGCCGTCCGCCGGCTGCATCCGTTCAGCGATAGCTTGCACTTCCGCGCCGCGCTCGCCGGCTGCGGCGACAAGTTTAGCGGTCTGGTCTCGCCACACTTGGTAGGGATTGATCCGGCTGTCGCGTGATCCCATGCCGTTGAAGACCCCGGCGGGTTCGAGCGCAGCATAGATTTCGTCGCCGTAGCGTTCAGCCACGTTCTTGTTCGGCGTGAAATACACACCGGGACCAAGCGCGCCGCGCGAGCTGGTCTTGAGTTTCTTCAGCCCTTTGAGCCGTGTGCCGTGGAAGAGCGTGTCGCCTTCCTGCTGCAAGTCGAACGCAGGACCACCGACCGCCAGACCACCCGGTCCTTCGGTCGTGACGCCTGCGCCCTTCATGCTGATGTTCGCGTCGGCGTAGGCTTCCCACGCGTCCTTGAACGTCGTGTTGCGGGCGGCGCGCTGGGCGTAATAGCTGGCCTGGAGCGCCGCGTTCGCACGCGCCTGCTCTTCCGGCACGCCCACCGCGACGGCGCTCTCGTAGAAGTGCTGGCGTACACGCTCGACCGGGTCCTCGGTCTCGCCGCTGCCCAGGGCGCGGGCCGCCGCCTCGCTGAGCAGACGCTCGCGGTCGGCCTTGTGTTCTTCGGCCTCCCGCAGCGACATGCCGCCTGGGCCGATCTTCAGCTCCTGCTCGAACGTGGCGTGCGCCGGGGTCGGCCCGATGTGCGTCAGGTAGGTCGCCGCCGGGATCACGATGTCCGCGCCGGTCGTGGCCGCCGCGAGCTGGCTCTCGATGCCGGTCGCCGCGATGAAGCCCTGGGCCTCTTCCGGCGGCAGGCCCTGGAGATACGTGCTGACCACCTCGCTCGGGATCAGCACGTCGACCCCTTCGGCGATCTGCTGCATGTAGCCGGCGTAGGCTTCCGGCGCGCGCTCGCGCAGCGGCAGCGCCGCCGTCGCCTTCACCACCTCGTTGAAGCGCTCGACCTGATCCGGTGCGGCTTCGGCCTTGGCGTCCTGCTTGGCGACCGAACGCAGGACCCCGTGCACCGTGCCCATGCCACCGGCCATGACGGCGGTGGCGACGGCGGTGTCGAACGCGGCGTCGGGGCGCTCGGCCCAGAAGTCGCCCCAGGTCTTGTCGGGGTTGGCGATGGCGGTGTCGACGGCGTCTTGCAGGAACGTGGCGACCTGCTCCGTGGGCAGCTCCGCGCCGACGAACTTGGCGAGGAATTCCTTCATGCCGGTCTTGCCCAGGCGCTTCACCAGGAAGCCCATCGGGATCGC